GGTTGTGGTTGGCGGCCATGATCGTGGTGAATCCGGCCATTTCGATGCCACGGGTCAGGCCTCCGAACCCGGAGAACAGGTCGACTGCGATGAGGTCGTCGTTGCGGAAGCGGCGGCGCTTGGTGGCCGGCCGGTGGGTAGCAGTGCGACGAACGGTCGTGGTCTGGCTCACGGCGGTGCTCCTTCCGGGGTGGGGTGGTGCGGGGTGGTGGCGGCCACCCCGCAGGACGATCAGGCAGACGGCTGGGCGGTGCGCGTCGGACACGAGGGGTAATGGCAGGGGTGGACGTAGGTCTGGCAGCCACACCCCGGAGCGTCGGCGGCCTGGGCCGCGCGGTAGTCGGCGACGTGGTCGGGATGGAGGGGCCCGTCGAGCCACGGGAGCAGGTCGAGACCGACGCCGACCGGGTCGTCGCCGGAGCTGATCTGCTCGACGTAGGCCTGGATGTGGTGGAGGCGGCAGTGCGCGGCTTCGGTCTGCTGCCGGGCCTGCTCCAGCTCGGCGGCGAGTGCGCTGATGGCGGGTGCGACGGCAGGCCAGTCATCACCGTGCGCGCCGTTCTGCCCGGCCGCTTCGAGTACATCGCGGGCTTCGGCGAGCAGGGCTTCGCGCTCGATGGCGCCGACCTGAAGGGTCTCCGCCTGGTCGCGGAAACGGTCCAGCTCAGGCTGCACGACGGCGAGCATCGCGTGGACCAGGCCGACGCGCTGGGCCCTGGGCTTCATGGCGTCAGCGGTGATCGCAGCGGCAACGGCGTCCACGAGCTGCTGGTCGGTGAGCGGAACGGCGGTCATCGGGACTCCAAGGCGGTGGCGTTGCGGGCAGCTTCCTGGGCCTCGTACTCGGTCCACACCTCGGTGTAGGCGGCGTCATGGGCCTCATCACCGGCCGGGCAGACGGCGCGCTCGGCGTTCTCGGTGGCCGCCCAGTCATGGTCGCGGGCGTCCTCGGCGGCGTGCTCGGGGTCCTCGTGGTGGAGGATCGTGCCGCTGTAGTCGTTCTCGTGCTCGCCGCCGCAGACGTCGCAGATGACGGTGAAGCAGGTGTGACGCTTGGTGGCCATCGGTCAGCCCTCCTGGGCGGTTTCGAAGCGGGTCACCGCGTCGGCGGCAAGCAGAGCAGCGTGCTGGTCGTCGTCGCACACGACTCGGCCGTCAGCGAGCTGTGACCAGCCCTGCAACTTGGCGCACGCCAGCGCGGCGGCCTCGCCGTTGCAGTGCCACGGGCCGTCGTCGGCTTCGCCGTACGTGTAGCCGCACAGGTCGCAGGCGACGAGGACGCAGGTGACGGTGCGGAAGGCCACGGCTCAGCCCTCCTGGACGGTCGAGGCGGCGGCGAGCACCGGCGTCGGCTGCGAAGCCTTGGCCCGGTCGTAGGCGGCGACGCCCCAGACGATCGCGTGACAGCACCACACGAAGTGCCAGGCGTAATCAGTGACGGCCCACTCGGTCGGATCGAACGTGAACGGCTGCTCGTCGCGCGGGGCGTCGTCGGGCCGGTAGCTGAACTGCCGGACGCCAGCCAGGGCGTCACCCTCATCCCCCAAGCACCAGCCGGCGTAGTCGCCGAGGAGTTCGTCGTCCAGCTCCTCGCGCAGGCCGTCCATGTAGGCGGCGGACGCGGCACGCACCTCATCGGCGATGCTCTCGGGCAGCTGGCCGTCGGCAACGCCGAGCTCCTCGGCCCGCTCGCTCATGCGCCCGGCGAGGTCGCCCTCGGCCTCGGCGGTCAGATCGTCGGCAATGTGCTGGCGGAGCAGATCCTCCGAGTAGGCGCGAATCCCAGACCGCGCATCCGCCGCGTCGAGCTTCTCCTCCCAGTACTGGAGGTTCGGGCCGCCGCGGTAGGCGGACCTGCGGAAGAAGTCGAGCATGTCCTGGCTGCGGCTGAACGTGTAGCTGCCCATGTCGCCCTTGATGGTCAGGCTGCCGGGCCAGCTGATCAGGTCGAACCAGCAGTGCCCGGTGCCGGGCTGCTGGAGGTGCAGGTGCCGGTACAGGCCGTCCTCGTGGAGGATCGTCAGCTTGTGCTTGGCGGTGTCGCGCTTGAAGGCGGCGGCGACGCGGGTCTCGATCGGCTCGGCGGGCTGGGTGTTGGTCATCGTTGCTGCTCCTGGGTGGTGTCGTTGGCGCCGTTTGGTGTTGAGGCGGCGGCTTCGGTGCGGCTGGGGTGGGGGGTTGGGATGGTGCGGCGTGTGTGGCGGAGTCGGCAGGGTTTGCCGGGGGCCGCTGCGCAGTGGGGGCAGGGGAGGGCCAGGGCGGGGTTCTGCGGGCCTCGGAGGGCGTCGCGTAGCTCCTGGGGTGCGGGGCGGCCCATCAGGCGCTCCAGCGGCGGTCTGCGCCGGTCATGGTGACGATGTCGGTCATCTCGACGAGGCGGCTGACGATCCGGTCGCCGAGGATCAGGTCGAGTCCCTGTCCGGTGGGGCGGCCGGTTTGCTCGTCTCGGGGGGCGAGGCCGGGGTGGTTGCTGGTGAAGATCGTGGGGCGGCACTGGTTGTACCGCTCGTTGATGAGCCGGTAGGTGACTTCCTCGACCCACTCGCTCGCTTTGGCGGAGCCGAGGTCGTCGAGGAGGAGGAGCGGGATGCGGGCGAGGCGGTCGAGTTCGGCTTTCTCACCGCGGGGGCTGCCTCCGGGCCGGAGGAGGGCGTACATGTCGGCTGCGGTGGTGACGGTGATCTCGTACCGGCGGGGTCCGGCTTCGGCGATGAGCCGCAGTGCGGCCCACGCCTGGTGGGTTTTGCCGGTGCCGGTGGTGCCGGTGAGGAGCAACGACCGGGCTTGGTCTGGGTCGTTGGCGACGTGCTTGGCCCAGGCGGTGACGGCGGGGTCGACGTGGGCGGGGGCGGCGTTGCGGTAGCGGGGCGGGACGGCGGCGGTCCAGCGGGTGAGGGCGAACTCGGCGCGGATGCGGCGGTGGTATTCGGGGTGGCCCGGTTCGTCGGGGGTGGGGCCGTCGGTGACGGGGCCGGCGGGGATGTGGCCGAGGCCGCGGGCGTCGAGGCGGAGCTGGAGTGCGGCGAGGGCTGCGGCGGTGTCCATCCGTTGCGGCTCGGGCATCATCGGCTCCAGCTGTTCTTGTAGACGCTGTGGTCGGTGGGGTTGGTGTAGGGCTGCCAGTCGCCGACGGCGCGGAGTTGGGGGCGGCCAGCGGGGTCGGGTTCGTCGTCGTAGCAGCCCTTGGTGAGCCAGGTGGCGGGGTGCTTGGTGAACTTGGGGTCCTCGCTGGCGCGTTCGCGGGCGTAGGCGGTGGCGGCGGTGACGATGTGCTGGGGGTCGGCGCCGCGTTCGATGGCGGTGCACCAGGCCTTCTTGGCTTCTTCGCGGGCGCGCTTCTTGGGGTAGACGATCCAGAAGGCGCCGAAGGCGTCGAGGTGGTGGTCGGGCGCTTCCCTGGAAGGGGTAGCCGTGGCTCCCCCTTCGCCCGAAGAAGAGTCTTTATCTGTTGAGGGGTCTGAGGGGTATGAGGAGAAGGGGGGAGCCACGGCACCTTCAGAGTGAGCCGTGGCTCCTTCTGAATGAGCCCCTGCTCCCCCTTGGGGCCCTGAAGGGGGAGCCTCCGCTCCTCCTAGGGGTAGCCCCTGCTCTCCCTCTGCTCCGTAAGGGGTAGCGGTGGCTACCCCTTCGAAGTGCGGCACCAGGAACGTCATCCTGGTGCCGGGCACTGCGTACAGCAGCCGGCCGTCCTTGCCCTTGCCGATCGGGATGCGGAACTCCCAGCCGGCGATCGCGAGCCGCTTGAGGGCATTGCGGACAACGCTGGTGTCCTTGGCGCCGGTCCACCGTGCGAGGTCCTCGAGGGCCGCCCAGCTCTTACGGGTGGTCTCGTTGGCGTCATCGGCGATCTCGAGGGCCACGGCACGCTGCAGCCCTGTGACCTGCGGGCCCAGGGCGTCCCGCAGTTGGCGTCGCAGCTCGTAGCCCACGTGGGTCCTTCTCTCAGCGTTCGGGTGGTGGTTGGTCGCCCGTGGCGGGCGTGCGGTCCGGCCCGCCACGGGCCGTAGAGGGGTGGGTCAGGCGGCGAGTTGAGCGGCCCAGGTGTCGAGCTGGCCGGTGCGTTCGGCTGCCTTGCCGACGCAGGCCGGGCACCAGGCGAGGCCCACGGGCGGAGTGGCGGGGAGCGGGTCGATCAGCACCGTGGTGGAGTGCGTGACGTCGTACCCGCCTGTGCCGCAGAGGGCCTGCCGTCCGGGGTACTTGCCGTCCTCGCGCATGATGTGGAGGCGGCGTACCTGTCCTGCGCGGCGCTCGGACCCGTTGTGGTAGCCGCGGTAGAAGGCCCTCATGGCGTGCCCCGCAGGGCGGCAACGATCTGCTCGTCGGTGCCGTACTCGATGAGGTCTGCGAGGGTGGCGTACTCGTCTCGCTCGTCGGCCTGGGTGCAGATGGACCAGCATCGGGCGCACAGCATGCGCTTGATGAACTCGGCCCAGCCGTCGGGCATGAACTCGAAGGGGAAGAGGGGCCGCGTCTGCTTGCACTTGGCGCACTGGCCCGTGGTGGTGTCGGGCATGGGTGTCTCCGATCCGGTCTCGGGGGTCATGCGGCGCGTGCGGCCTTGCGGGCGCTACGTTCGCGGTGGGCTCTGCCCTCGGCGGCGAGACAGCCCGTGCACGGTTCGCTGCCGGCCCGTCGGTGTGCGGCGGCTCCTGCCTCGGTTCCGCAGTCGGCGGCCAAGCGGTCCCGACGCGGCTTGTAGCCAGCCTTGGCACGTTCCTTCTCGTCTTCGCCGCCCCAGATGCCGAACTCGCGGTTTCGTCGCGCGAAGTCACGGCACAGGTCCCGCTCGGGGCAGCTGCGGCAGAGTCTCTTCGCGAACTGGATGTCATTGGGGTTGGTGGAGAAGAACAGGTCCACGTCGTGGCGACGGCAGGGGAGGTCGGTGGTCACTTGGTGGCCTCCTTGCTGGCGCGCCAGCGGAAGATGGTGCGGGTCGTGACGTTGAGGACCGCGGCGAGCTCGGCGGCGGAGAGCTCGTGCTCGTCGGTGATGAGGGTCCAGGCGAGCCGGGCCTCGGCGGGGTTGAGCGGAACCGTCGGGTGTTCTCCGCCGAGGACCCGCTCGATCGCGTTGAGGTCCACGAGGGGCTGCTGGCCGATGGTGGGTTCGGCGTGGATGGTGAGTGGCGCGCGGTAGCGGACGAGTACGTCGCCGAGCTTCCGCTTGGGTCGGGTGATGAGCCTCACCGTGTGCCCCCTACCTGCTTGGCGTGGGGGCCGAGGATGGCGTCGAGGAGGGCCTGCTCGTCGTCCTGGTTGAGGGCGTTGGCGGCGACGAGGTCGGCGACGCGCTGGTAGTCCTCGTCGGCGGGTTCGCGGCAGGGCCCGAGGGCCGCGGTCGCGTTGTCGCTGTACGGCTCACTCACTCGGCACCGCCGGGCTGTGCGACGGCCGGCCACGGGGCGCCCTCTGCGGGCTGGGCCTGCTCAGCGGGTGCCTGCGGGGCGGCCTGCTGGCTGATCTCGGAGGCGGTGACGCGCTCGGCGGGGAACTCGTCCTCGATGGTGACGGCGCCCTGCTGGAGGCTCTTGTACGTGACGGTGAGCTGGGCGACGTCGTAGTCGGTCCACTTCTCGGAGGGACGCCCGAACTTCTGGGCGATCCGGTCCTCGGAGACGCCGAGCCCGTCGAACACCCTGATGGCGTCGGCGATGCGCTGCGGGAGCGGCTTGCCGCCGCCGCCACGCAACGTCTGCGAGCACAGCTCCTTCGCCTCTTCGACGAACCAGGGCGGCAGGATCGCGAAGATCGCCTCACGGACGCGGCGGGCACCGTTGTTGGCGTTGTTCTCGTAGATGTCCCGCATGTCGGTGAGCTGCTTCGCACCGTCCTTCGTGTCCCGCTTGTGGGGGACGACGAACGTGGAACTGTTGCGGGAGTTGGTCTGCACATCCCACGCGAACGCCTGCATCTCGGACTGCCCGTACTCGTCGTCACGCCGCAGCTCGATCAGCCCGTACTGGATGTTGCCCCAGCAGCGGGCGAGCTCCCGGGCGAGGTGCACCGACGGGCCGGAGACGGCCCCTCCAGCGCGGGGGAACCTGAAGAACGCCCGCTCGGCGAGCGCGGTCTGCTGGCAGGACTGCCGCATCTGCTGCAGCGCCAAGGTGAGGTTGCGGGGGCACTGCTGGGCGACGACGATCGCGGCCTGGACCTCGGCGACGGCGCGGGACTGCTCCACGGCGGTGCCCTGGCCGATGCGGCCCGGCAGCGGGGGCATGTACTGCTCGACGGGGTTGCTCACTGCATCTCCTGCATCTGACGGTCCTGGGCCCACTGGGGAAGGGAGACGATCTCGACCTGGTCGGAGTAGCCGGGCCAGTGGTCGGCGGCGGCGCACTGCTGGTACAGGGAGATCGCTTTGCGGTTGCGCTGGCGGCCGAGCCGCATCGTCACGTGGTCGAGCTGCACCACCGTGACCAGGTACGGGGCGGTCTTCTCCTGGAACACGAAGACGAACGCGGCACTGTCGTCGGCGACCCCGACCGCGCGGACGGCGTCGAGGTACCAGGCGGCCTGCTGGTGGTAGCCGTACGTGTGGACGGACTTGGCGATGGCCTCGGGCTCGGCGGAGACAGTCGTCTTGTAGTCGGCGATGACCATCCGGCCGCGCCCCGGGGTGGGGAGCCAGTCGAGCCGGGCCCGGCGCCACACGCCGGTGGCGTGGTCGGCCCAGAACAGGGACTGCTCGGGCTCGCCCGCGCCGGGCGCGAACAGGGCGCTGGCGATGGGGTGCTGGCGGAGAGCGGCGGCCATGTGCTGGACCTGCTGGTATTCGGCCGGCTTGAGGGGGATGCCGCCGCTCTCCCGGACTTCGCGGACTTTGGCCTTGACGGCACTCGTTCGCCACTCATCGGCGTCGATCCGCACCAGCTCCGGACCGGTACCGAGGACGAGTCCGTGGGCTGCGGTGCCGTGGTCGAAGACCTTGCGGTGTCGCTGGCCGTGGAGCTGCTCGTGGCGGAACAGGGCCGGGCAGGACGGGGCGAGGAGCTTGCGGGCGCCGGTGGAGGAGAGGGAGCCGCCAGGTACGGGGTCGGCGTGGTACTGGTCGTTGGTGAGGTCGTAGATGCCGGGCTCGGTGACGATGGGCCCGGCGGCCGGGGCTTCGGGCAGAATCGCTGTCACTGGCCCTCGCCCTCCGGGATGACGGTGTAGTAGATGCGCGGGGTGCCGTCGCCGTGGCGGATGAGGTGCCCTTCGGCGACGAGCCGGTTGAGGTGGCGGCGGATCGTCGAGCGATAGCTGTGCGACTGCCAGAAGCGGCGGAAGACGGGCTTCGCGCGGCCGACGGTCCACTCGCCCTGCTCGCGGCCGATGGTGTCGAGGAAGTACTGCTGGAAGGCCAGGCGCTGCTTGTACGGCCAGGCGAGCGGGGGCCGGAGCGCCCAGTGGGGGCGCCCGGCGGCCGGGGCCGTGGTGGCCCCGGCGGTCGAGGTGATGGTCACAGCTTGGTCCCCTTCGAGCTGCCCGCGTCGATGGCGGCGTGCTGCTCGTAGCTGCGGCCGAGGGCGTTGTCGAGCTGGGAGCGGAGCCCGTTGCGGTCTCGCCGGAGGAGGTCGATCTCGGATGCGAGCCGGACATTCTCGGCGAGGAGTTCGCGGTGCCCAGCGGTCAACGCCTCCCGGGCGATCTGGGCCTCGTCCTCGGCGGTGTCGGCCCGCTTGGTGGCGGCGGTGAGGTCCGCGGCGAGCTGGGCAGCTTGCTCGCGGGTCTCCCGCAGGTCGGCCCGCAGGAGGCGGACCACCCGGGCGTGCAGCTCCTCGCGGCGGCGACGAGTCCAGATCATCATCAGGCGGCCCTCCGGTCCTGCTGGTTGGGGATGGCGGGCCCGGCGGCGGCGACGATGCGGTCCGCGAGGCGGTGTGCGGCGGTCGAGCCCATGCGCTGCGTCGCACCGCCGAGCCGGGCGAGGAGCTTGTCGAGCAGGGCGTCCCGCTCACCGTCCGACGAGGCGGCCAGCTCCTGCAGCTGCCAGCCGACGCCGTCCGGGTCCTCGGCGAAGTCCTTCGCGAGCCCGACCAGCAGGGCGCCAACCAGGTCGTAGTGGTCGAGCTCGACGCCGATACCGGTACGGCGGATGGAGATGGCGAACGGGGCACCAATCCGCTCCACCGGGGTCGCGAGCAGACCGTCCCGGTCGAGCAACTCGGCGGCCTGCCGGGCCTTGTGGCGGCCCAGACTGTGGGTGAGGGCGCGGACTGTGCGCCGCACCACGGGATTCCCGATCATCGGGCACTCTCCCTGGTCAAGAGGCGGTAGATGCGGCGGACAGCGGCCGAGATCGCTTCCGCGATGGCTGCGGCCACGAGGGCCCCGGCAGCGGCGAAGACGATGAGGCCGGTCACTGGCTGGCCCAGACGTACGAGACGGAGCTCCCGCCGAGCGCCTGGTGGTCACCGCCGTGGCCGGCGGGCTGGTCGCAGCGGCGGCCACGGGACTCGTTGCCGCACCGACCGGCGAGGGACTCCAGCTCGTCGATGCGGGCCCGCGCGGTGGCCAAGTCGGCGGCGAGCGCTGCGGCTTCAGCCTGGGCCTTCTCGGTGTGCTGCTGGAGCTGCGGGGCGATGCGCCGGTAGGAGGCGAGGGTGGTGTGGGTGTCCTCGTGGGCGGCCTGCTCGGTGGCGAGCGCAACGGCCAGGCGTCGCACCTCGGCGACCAGCGCGGGCACGTCCTGCCGGGAGTGCGCGATGAACTCGGCGTCAGCGCAGGCCTGCTCGCTCGCCTGGCTCTCGTCCCAGTCCTCATGCTCCGAGTCATCGAGCGACCAGTCGGCCTCGATGTGAGCGACCTGCTGGCGGCAGCTGTACGAGCCCCACCCGGTGGACTTGTAGTCGGCCACCACGTCGGCGTAGTTACCGCCGTCGTACCAGCCCCATTCCCCGGAGGTCGCATCGGCGCAACGCTGCTCGATCGCGTCGAGCTGCTCGGTGGGCATGCCGTCCGTGTTCACAGCCTGCCCTCCGCCCGCGCAGTGGCGACAGCGGCGGCGTAGGCGAGGCGCGTCTCCTGCGACCACTCACCCGGGTCACCGTGGTCGTCCATCCAGCAGCTGCACAGGGCGAGTTCGGCGTCCGAGCAGCGGGTCCGCACCGGCAGCGGCTCGGCGGCGGAGACGAATCCGTTGGCCATCACGCCGCCACCCCCAGCACGACCGAGGTGAGCGGGTACGTCACGGTCAGGCCGATCCGGATGCCGCGGAAGCGGAACCGCAGCTCCTCCGTCTCGTGGGCGCCGGTACCGTCGGACCCCTGCCAGCGCTCCGTCTCGTGCTCGCCGATCGCGAGCCGCCACGGCTCGAAGTCCGCCTGCCGGGGCATCTCGTCCAGCGAGAACGAGCCGCGCAGGTAGCCGCTCTCGTGGACGAACCACATCGGCAGGCGGTCGGCGCCCAAGCTCACCGCCAGCGCGGTGAGGTCGGTAGCGGCTCGCAACGAAGCGAGCTGCAGGGGCTGGTGGGCCCGGGGGGTCTGTTCGGTAGGCTGGTTCACGGCCTACTCCCTTCGTGTGATCGCGATGGGTTGCGTAGTGGGCCTGGGTCGTCCCCTGGGGTCGCATCCGGGGGCGGCCCGCCCAGGTCTGGGGTGGCTCAGGCGGCGGAGGTGCGGCGGCCGCGCGGTGCACGGCCCGGGCGAAGCTCCAACAGCGCCGGTGCAACGTGCGGAAGAGCGGCCGGGTCAGCCGGCCTGACTCGATGAATCGCCTGAATCTCGGCGATCTCTTCGGGGCCGAAGCGGACGTGCTGCCCGTACTTCTGGTGCGGCAGACGCTTGATGTTGCGGCGCAGCCAGCTCTGGGGGAGCTTGAGCTTCTTTGCGGCTGCGGCGTAGTCGAGCAGGTCGCCGTCGCTCATGCCGCGCTCATCTCCGCCATGGCGGCGTCGGCGCGCTGGGCGGGAATCCACAGCACCAGCAGGTCCACGCCGATCCGGGCGGAGAGGCGCTGTGCCGCGGCGTAGTTGGTGGTTTCCTGGTCGCCCTTGACGAGTTCGCCGACGGTGCTGTGGTGGATTCCGGCGGCTCGGGCGAGCTCCCGGATGGTGACCTTGTCGCCGGTTCCGGTGTGCTGCATGAGCTGGCGGAGGAGGTCGGGGCTCCTCAGGCGGTACTGGGGCGCGTCGTCGATCACTGATCCTCCTGCGATGAATCATCCCCCCGTGGGGATGAGTAGAGCATTGCACGCGGGGGACAGTTTGTCTATCGCTCCGCGATGGGCAATTCATCCCGAGCGTGCGATGGCGAGAACATGCCATCATCCCCCGTGCGCTCTAGCGTGCGCCTCCCTGTGTGACGGACACTTTGTCTCCGGCGTGCAACGCGCACCCCTGGTCATCTGGGAGTCTTAAGAGACTCTTGAGGCCACCGGCAGACGCATGTGCGGGAGATACGCGAGATGATGTTGGCCATGGTTGAAGAGACGCGGGACCAGCTGTCCCGTCTTGTGAAAGAGCGGCGCGCCGAGCTCGGAGTGAGCCTGGCCCAGATCGTTGAGCTATCGGAGGACCCCGACCTCAACCCGAGCTGGATCAGCCGACTCGAGAACGGGCAGCTGAAGGACGCGCCGAAGCGCGAGCGGCTCGTCTCCCTCGCCAAGGGTCTGCGTCTCGGATTCCAGCTCGTTGCCCGAGCGGCGGCCGCCCAGTTCATGGGCGTCGAGGATGATGCCGAGTGGAGTTCTGACGGCTCAGTGCGTGCCGTGGTGGCACGTATGGCCGAATTGTCCGAAGAGGGGCGGCGAGATTTGGCCGATCTGGCGGAGATCTTCGCCAGGGGGCGCAAAGAGGCGTGAGCGGGGTCACATAGAGGCTTCCGGCCGGGCTCAGAATGCGGCACGATGGGGCATCCGCTTGGGGGCGAACTTGGTTGCTGTGCACTGCCGTGCTCTGGGGTGCACGAGTGTCAGCAGCTGAGTGCACCCTGAGCCTGGAGGGCGTTGAATGCCAATCATGCACACCGGAACCGGGGCCCGAGTGGCCGTGCGGGTCGTGCCGGTTCCCTCCCTTCCCGATGGCCGGCGTGTTGCGCGGCTCGACGGCCCGAGTCAGGTGACGTTCCTCGTATTGGAGGGCCAGAGGGTCGAGGACATCGCGGAGGAACTCCAGCAGGTCATGCAGGACGGCCTCGACTGCGGGCTCTACGAACAGCACTGGGGCGACGCGTCCGTGACGCCGCCCCAGCCCATATCTGTCAGCTAGCCCGCGCGGTCGACCAGGTGCAGCCCCGGGGCGCCGCTGCTCGCCATCGCCAGCTGGACGGCAGCGGCGATCTCCCCGTCGAGGGCCCGCTCTAGGTGGCCGTACCGGTCGACCGTCGTGGTGATGCTCTCGTGGCCCAGGCGGGCCTGGATCGCCGGCAGCGGGATCCGCGCGGCGATGAGCCAGCTCACGTGGGTGTGCCGCAGGTCATGCAGCCTCGGCTGCTTCGGGAAGCCCTTCTCCTGCGCGGCCTTGACCGCGACCAGCCACCGCCGGTTGTAGTAGTTCGAGTGCACCCACGGGTTGCGCCATGCCGTGGTGAAGACGAAGCCGTCGTACGACTTGCCGAGGATGTTTCGGCGGAAGATGTCCGCGAGATCAGGGCTGAGGGCGATCGTACGGCGGCTCTTCTTCGTCTTCGGCGGGCCGAGCTTCAGGGAGTTGTCCTCCTGACGCTTGAAAGCCCGCTGGATGCGGATCGTGGGCGGCGTGGCGGTCAGATTCACGTCGCGGACCTGGAGGGCCGACAGCTCGCCCCAGCGGATGCCGGTGCCCACGAGAACATCGGCGATGTCGACGCCGTCGCCGCGGCAGATGAGCTTGAGCTCGGCGCGGATGCGCTGCCACTCGTCCTTCTCGAGGAACACCATCTCGTCTTCGGTGCCGTCATCGACGCGGGGCAGTTTGGTCTTTGAGCAGGGGTTGGATGTCCGCAGGGGCGGTTCGGCCTCAATGGCGGCCTGGAAGATGCCGTAGAGGAGCCCGTGCCGGTTGCTGATGGACTTGGGTGCGGCGGGGCGGCGGAGCCACTTCTCGGGGTCCGTGGGGTCCGCGAGGCCAGTCTCCTGGGCGCGGACCCAGTCGGTGAGGTCGTCGGCTGTGACGTTGGCGACGGTGGCCTCCGTGACCTGCCCGGAGGGGGATGTGTGCCTGAGGACGCTGACGATGTGGTTGTCGATGTCCCGCTTGTAGTCCTTGCGGGTGCGTTCCTCGATGCCGGTGAGGCGGTCGGCCACGCGGTGGGCCCAGTCGGCCAGGGGCATGTCTGCGCCCTGGGGGGCTTCCTGCTGGACGAAGCCCTGGCCTCGCACCCAGCCGGGCGGCCACTGCTGGCCGTGCATGTCCACGAGACCCCGGAAGACCTCGGCATGGGCCTTGTCCTGGAAGGGTTCAGATTCCTGCTTGCCGTCGCGCTTGCCGCCGGCCCGCCAGAGGACGGTGTGGGTGATGCCGCCGTCCTTGCGGGGGCGCTCTCTGATGGTCGCCATGACAGGACGATAGGCCCGTTTGGGGGCTCCTGTGATGACGCCGTGTTGACATATTTCGGAAAAGGATCAAGGCCTGACCAAACTTGCTGGTCAGACCTTGATCAGATGGGGTGAGTGACGGGACTCGAACCCAATCTGTTACAAAGCTTTGACCTGCGAAGATGCCGCGACCTGGCGAAATGCGTATGCCATCGCATGCTGATGGATGCTCTCCGATGGCCCAGCCGATAGCGCGTGCTGACGTGTCAGCACGGCCGCCCGAAGATCTGGTGACCCGCCCGGCACTCACTGAACGCACCGAACCCCCGCCCAGGGGTCCGGACGAGGGTTCGGCTCACCCCTGCCGCCCGCTTGGGGGCGAGGACCGGCAGGGAGCTGACGCCGACCGAAGGAAAGGGGAGACCCATCGGGCGGCAGCATGGGAGAGAGGCAGGTCAGAGGGGGTGACTGGCATATGCCCCGAAGGAGCTTCGCACAATCGTTCGTATATGAGAAGTACTTAGTTTGCGCCTTCCATCACTCGCCGTCATGCCCAGAAACGACCAGCTCACGCATCTAGGGCGCCCAAGACACCGAGCGTCTTCCTACCGTGGCGTGGACCAGTCCGCTCTCGCCAGCAGGGATGCCCATGCCGACGGCGCCGCACCGGCACGTCGCCGCCGAGATCCGACGCCGGATCACCGCTGGGGCCTGGCCCCCCGGTTACCGTCTGCCATCCCGAGCCAGCCTGGCCGCCGAACTGGGCGCAACCGAAGACACGGTCCGACGAGGCGTCGAGATCCTGCGACGAGCTGGAGAACTCGAGGGAACGCAACGTTCACGCCTCTTCGTGGCGCATCCTCCTGCTGTGCGCACCCTTCTCAACGCGGACGCCGATTGGCCGCACCCGACCGGCGACGGCGGTGGCATCGGCTCCTGCCTAGCCACAGCCGACCTCGCCAGCCGACTCCAGGTCGCACCCAAGACGCGCCTTCACTGGCAACGCCTCGAATGCCTCGACCCCGACCTTCGGCCCAGCCATCTCGTCACCAGCTGGTGGGTCGGCCGGCGCGCCGCCCGGTGGGCGCGCAGTGCCGCTGTTGCCGAGCTCCACCAACTCACCACCGCCGAGGCCGCCCACCTCGGCCTCGCCGCCGGCATCCCGACGTGGCTCGTCCAACGCACCCGATACGACCAGAACGGCCAGCCGCTCGAGACCGCCGACCTGGTGCTCCCGGCCGACCGGTGGCGGGTTCGGCTGCGATGAGCGGGGGCGCCTGGGGCTTAGCCTTCGCCGCTCATCGGGCCGCCTCCGGGAGCCTGCTGGCCGGGATGATGGCGTATCGGGAGCTGCTGCGTGTCCAGCCCGCCAAGGCCTGCAGGAAGGTGTCGAGGCCGTCAACGAGGTGCACCGTCGCGGGCGCGATGCGCTCAGCCGGATCCCTCCAGCCCATGGGCTCCCGGGTCGCACTGCGGAAGAGCTGGAACAGCCGGAGCTCGGCGGCGGCCAGTTGCTCGACCTCGGCGCGGGCCGAGGCGGGTGTCAGACCCTCGGCCTGGGCCAGCGCGGCCTGGGCGGTGAACGGGTCGCCAGCCCGGGCGGCGAGGTCGTTGCCGAGGGTGCCGACGGAGGAGAAGTGCCTCAGGACCGCCTGGACGAGCGGCGTGTCCCAGTCCGGGCTGACGCAGTCGAGGGCAAGCTCGGTCCACATCGCGGCGAGCAGCATGCCGCCGTCGGCGGGCCGGAGTTCGAGGTACCGCCGGAGTGAGGGGACGCGCCGCGGGATGACGTGATTGTGCAGCTTGTCGGCTGCCGCGTTGAGCCAGGTGTCCAGCTCGCGGCGGTAGCGGTGCCACCAGTCCTCGGGCATCGCGGGCGCCGTACGGCCGACGAGGTGGCCGAGAGCGCGAGCGGTCGGGTGGTCGTCCGCACAGGCTGGCGCGCCGTGCAGCACATCGGTCAGCCGCATCACGAGCTCGTCAGCCGCACCCGGGGCCGCGGTGCGCAGGTCGGTGTCGATGACGTCGTCGACGCGCCATGTCCACAGGCCCCACTGGGTCGCGAGGAGCAGGCTGCTGTAGCCAGCACCGGGCCATGCGGCCCCGAAGAGGCCGATGAAGCCCTGCGCGAGGAAGCCGCGTGGGTCGGGGTGCAGATCGTGGGTGGATAGGAAGTCCGCGGCAACGGCCGTCAGGGTGTCGTGGCGTGTGAGCATGGGCCACCTCCGCAGGTATCGAAGCGTCAGGCGGTGCCTGAACGCGCGTAGGTGAATGGTGGCCGCAGAAAGAGCGAAGACCGGGTACACGGTGTACCCGGTCTTCGAATCACCCATCTGGTCAGATGGGGATGTTCAGGTGGCGAGCCGCCTCGGCCACCGGGCCGCGAGTCCGCGCCCGCCTCGCCGACGTCGTGACCATCTCCGTGACCAGCGGGTGCGACCGGACCCCTTCCGGTGACAGGCGGTCAGCGGCGAGGATCTCCGCCATGGCGCCGGCGTCGTCGCCGTCCCGGACGTGGGCGCGCGCCCGGTCGATCCCGTGCCGGGCCCGCCGCTCCTTCGGGAGCCGGGTCATGTCCACCCCGGCGATGCGCTCCAGCGCGGCCAGGCCCTCGCCAGCTTCCAGGGCGACGTGGACGATGTGGATCGCTTGGTTCCCGCGGGAGAATTCCGTCTGGTAGGTCGCACCGTCTCCGACGCGCTCGGCAGCCGTCGCCGCTTCCGCGAGGTGCCCGGCTGCTTCGCCCTGCCTGCCCTGCTGAGCATCCGTCACCGCCCGCACCAGATGCAGGGTCCCCCAGAGGCTCCAGGCCCCGGCGTCATCGTCGGCAAGGAGGCCATCAACCCTGTCGAGTCCGGCGTCGATGAGCGCCCGCGCCTCGGCCCGGGCGCCAGCCGTCATGCAGACCTCAGCCTGTGTCCACTCCATCGCGGTGATCAGCAGCGGGTCGCCGGAGGCCACGGCCGCCTGCAGAGCCTGGCTTGCGGCCAAAGCCGCCAGGTCCACGTAGCCGAGTTTCTTGGTCATCATCGTCGTGTTGTGCCGTGCCTCGGCGAGCAGGTGGTGGGCAGCGTCCCGGTCAGCGCCCTCGAGCACCTGCGATGTCGTGGCGATGTCGACCAGGAGCTCCGGCAGCAGTGCGCCGAGCTGGCTGTAGTGGCCATGACGACGGAGCTTGTTCGTCTCGTTGACGCGTCCCCGCAGCTCCTCTATCGGCATGGGTGCTCCGAGCACTACCGTGGGCAGCTGAGCCCTGAGCAGGGTGCGCCGGATCGTGGGGATCAGCAGGTGCGCGGTCTGTGTCTCGGGGTCGCCGAGCGGCCGAGGCCGGCCGATCAGGTCGACGTAGTCGACCTCCAGTGCCTCGGCTAGGGCCTGGATGGTAGAGAAGGAGTCGAGGCGGCGCTTGCCGAGCTCGATCGACTTCACCCACTCGGCGCTCTTGCCCATGGCCCCCGCGAGCTGGTCACGGTCCCAGCCTCGCGCTGTTCGGTACTGCTGGACCCGCTGTCCGATGGTCGGCTGTGCGTCCACGTGACCCTCCAGGGTGACCGGTGTGGTGCGCCAACGGTAGGCCGGACGGCATATGCGCCCGGGTACCCGTTGTACCCGCTGTGCGGGGTCGCGCATAGCGCCGCAGGTCACGGGCACGACATAGCGCCCCCGCTCTCCCGGAGGAGTGCAGGGGTGCGGTCACACGTCGAGGCCTTGCAGGAAGGGGCGGACGTCCTCGGGGACGGGCTGCGGCGCCGGGGGCGGCTCCAGGCCGGAGGCGCGGATGAAACCCACCATCGAGCGAACCCAGCCCGCGAGGTAGCGGATCGAGTACTCCTGCCCGGCGAGCCGGGCGCGCTGCTGCACGGACTCGAGCTCCTGCTCGTCGAGACGATCGCCGAGACGCCGCAGCTCCTTCTCCATGCGACTCGTGACGACCCGGAAGTCATCACGGGTCTCCTGCCGGGCGCTACGGCGGCCAGCCCGTGCCGTGTAGACGGTGCCCACGACGGTGATCGCGGCCCCGCCGATCCCGGCCAACGCCGCCCAGGACTCAGCGCTCATCAGCACCTCCAGGATGTTCAGGCGGCTCGGGCCACTCGGCCACCACGATCGCGACGCCGCAGAACGCCCCCCAGATCGCGGCCGACACCCAGCCGCGCGGGTTGTTGTACAACCCCCAGGACGCCAGCGAACCGAGCGCCCACGGGGCAGCAACGAAGTAGATCGCCGGGAAGCCCAACCAGTCCCGCCCAGTCGGCCGCCAGGCGGAGACGATCGCGCACAGCCCTGCAGCGACCCAGCACCAGGCCCAGGCGTGCAGCGGCATCAGATCGAGCAGGAGCTGGATACCGCGGGTGTCGACAGGCGGCTGAACGAGCAGCCCGTAGCCATACAGCAAGGTCATGATGCCCTTGAAGGTGAGGACAGCACCACGGCGGCCCACACGGTGCACGATCCGGCGGGCCGCCGCGCGCATCAGACGCCCGGGAAGGTCGAGGCGCTGTTCTTCTGGCCGATCGCCCGCGCGGCCAGACCCTTGACCAGCGTGACTACTGCGGCCAGGCCGCCCGTGCCCATGGCCTGCCAGAACGACGCGTGCAGCATGTCAGCCGGGCCAGCCGCCGTGGCGATCGCGGCCTCGGCGGCGAGGAACGTGAAGATGACTCGCTCGGTCAGGTCGCGAGCGTACGTCTCAGCCGTCTTCACAACGGTCTCGGCGGACGGCAGTGGAGGAAGGGAGGATGGGGTGGTCATGAGGTCTCCTCAGGAGTGGGTCGGGGTAGGTCCGGTGACGTTGACGTCGACGTGCACGATCGCCTCGGCGACTGCGGCCTGCAGCTGAGCCAGGACAGGCGCGGGGAGCTGTGCAAGCGCCGCGGTCAGCCTCGGCAGCAGGTCACCCCACGGCTGGCCGGCCACGGCCGGGACCGGGGTGCCCGTGAGGGCCTTCTGCAGCCACCAGTGGACGGCGTACGCCACGGTGTCGCGGCCCTGCACGCTGGTGACGGAGCCGAGCGTCTCCTCACGGATGAAGCGGCGGATGTCCTGCTCGCTGAACGGCATAGGGTCCTCCTCGGTGGGTGTGGTCGTGCCCGTGGCGAGAGCCAGCAGGCGGGTGATGTTGATGGAGCCGGGGTCGCCGTGTTCGTTCTCCGGCACGTGCTGGTGACCGCACCAGCCCGTGAAGCGCTGCCACTGGGCGATGCTCATCCGGACGCCGTTGTCCGCGCCGGAGCTCGCCGGGTAGGCCTCCCAGGTCAGCCCGGAGGTGAGCGGGATGCCGTGATTGTCGGACAGCCAGCGCATCAGCCAGGCGAGTTCGGCGAGCACCCAGTCCGGGGCGGTCGGCCAGTAGATGTAGTCGACGCCGGCGCGGAGGGTCTGGCTGCCGAGCCGCCAGGTGGTGGCGTTGTCCGGGTCGCAGGTGCCGACGAGCTCGATCTGGAAGGCGTTGGCGGTGTTGGTGGCGGGCTGGCCGGAGGCGTGGACCAAGGCGCGGGCGGATTCGTCGACGTCGAAGTGCTGATGCCAGACAATCTTGTGGCGGTTCATGTCGGGCACGCCGGTGACGGTCGGGGCGACCGCGCCCGAGTTGTAGTCGTAGAGGGTCGGGCCTTCGGTGGTGTGCAAGACGCCGCAGTTGACCTCCATGTCGGTGCCCGCGTAGCGGCCGTCGCCGAAGTAGAGATCGAACAGCGCGCCCGGGATCTTCTGTGGTCCGGTGCGGGTCATGTGTCCTCCGCGGGCTGGTCGGGTCAGAGGTTGTTGAGGGCTAGTTGCAGGTGAAGGGGGCGAACGGGGGCCGGTGGATGCCGCCGTCACCAGCCGCCCCGGCCGCGAGCGCCGGGTTGTAGGTGAGCGGCTCGAGATGCACTCCGGCCGTGGTCTCATTCATCTGGCCCGTCCACAGATTGATGCGCTGCCAGGGCTGCCCGTCGATTACGGACACCGTGTCGGGCTGGCCACCACAGGAGTTGGCGGAGAGGAGCCTGCGCGCGTTGGCGGGGGCGCTGACTCCGACGTTGCCGGGCGCCGTCCACGGCCCGATCGGCGACGGGGCGATGGCATAGCCGGTGCCGGTTCCGGCGCAGTAGCCGCAGCGGACGTCGCTGTAGGTCATGACCCATGTGCCGGTCGCGGCGTCGCGCCACATGCCCATCGCCTCTACAAGGCTGAGCCCGGCAACGTTGGTGGCGCCGACCCCGGTCCCGTCCGAGCCCCACTTGGAGAGCTGCTCGACAGCGACGGAGGTGGTGCCGATCATCGGGCAGAGGAGGTAGATGCTGGTGCCGTCCGAGGAGGCGCTGATCCCGGGGTCACCGTTGGCGCCGTTGCACTGGTGGAGTGTCGGCCGGTGGGTGGTGCCGTAGGGTGCGCCCGCGCTGGCCCCGCACGGTCCGGCGGGCCCGTTACAGCCCATGATCATGTAGGCGTGGGGGGCCGACCCGAGGCCGCTGGTCACGTAGCTCGGGGCGTTGAACCACAGCACCCACACCCCGTCGTTCGCGCCCCAGCCCGAGCGCTTCACCATCCGCGGCGAGAAGCAACCCCCGCCACCCGTGCCGCACGTCTGCTGGTAGGTGTGGCCCGGGTTGTACGGGTCCGGCGCTGCCGCCGGGAACAGCAGCTGCGGCGACGACCACGGACCCTCAAGCGCCAGCGCGGTCGACACCCCGAAGCCGCACCACGGGCTGGTGGTCTGCCACGTGAACCCGCAGCCGTACTCCGTGCCGACCATGTAGTAGGTCGAGCCGTCCTTGTAGACCTGGCCGTCATGCAGGTCGGCCCCCGTCAGCGTCACCGATGCCGCCGGCGCCAGTGCCCCAGCGGCCTGCGGGGAACACGCCCCCAGCAGCACGGCCACGAGCAGCAGCACGGCGGCTATGAGGCCGAACGGATGGGTACGACGGGCAGACTGCACGTGAGCTCCAGCGACAGGAGGGCCAGTTGTGCAGGAAGCTACAGACCGGCCCGAACAAGCCACTGACCTCAGGCAATACGCGTGAACCTGAGCCACGAGTTGCCGAGCATGTACGTCGTGGTCGCACTCGACGTGGCCTGAGCCCACCGCAACTGCACCGTCCCGGCGGTCGTCCCCATGATGATCGACGCGTGGATTGCGGCACCCATGTCAGTCGAGGCGTTCGTGGCGAAGGACCTAGCCGTTGAGGCCGCGTTGACGGTGGCCTCGTACTGGACGGCCGGGCTGGTGGCGACCGCCCCGAACGAGGTGTACAGCAGCCCTGCGCCGGTCGGCAGCGTGAAATCGATCTTGATGTCGCCGGAGCCAGGGGCAGCACCCCGAACCTGCAGATACCCGTCCATGATGTACGTCGCGTTCGCCTCCAGCGCTGCGAACAACTCATCGTCGTTCTGCAGCGTCGTCGAGGACGTCACACCCTCGGCCGCCGACTTGTAGACGACAATCGGCAGCATCGACGTCAGCAGCGAGCCAGTGATCCGCTGGCCCGCAGAGATAGCCGGATACGTGGACAAGATTCCCTCCTACAGGGCCAGGATCGTGGGCTGGTACAGGCGAATGTCGGTCCCCGCGAGATGGCTCATCGAGACGCCGTTGACCGCCCGGGTCACCGTGAACGACTGCGGCGACGAACTGCCCGACACGGCGGTCACCGTCACCCGCTCCGGGCCCAGCGCGATGTCGAACGGCCAGTCCGCCGAGGCGCGCGTCCACAGCGGACCGGCCGTCACCGACACCGACAAGGTCGTCGCACCTGCCGACACACCCACTGCTAGGGAGCTGCCATCCGTGTCTACCCGACCCAATACGGCATCACCCACCACGCCGATCCGATAAGGGCTCTCGGGCTGGCAGTTGAGCGTCACCCGATGCTGGAACTTGTCGATCGACTCAGACGTGCCGAGCACCAGCTGCGAGATCGTGTCCGGGGGCAACCACGACGGCAGATTCGTCACCACCACCCGGTCGCCGGGCCGCAGCCCGAGCACCGCGGACTGCAGCCCGGCCATCGACGGATGTGCGAGGTTCACCGACAGCTGCGGGTACCGGGCCTCATCCACCGTCCCCAGATGCAGCCGCCAGCCAGCCTGATCAGCCGCGTCGCCATCCTCATGAAGGTTCAGCGTCACCGTCTCCGGGTACGGCCCCACCCCCGCCGGCGGAGCTGCAGTCGACAGAGCCCCCGTCGTCAGCGTCGCCCGAGCGAAGCTGCCGCCCTGCCTGGTCACAGTGATGTCGTTGCGGGTGTACTGGTCGTCATCCTGCAGCGTGGGCACCTGCGCGAGCTGGTGCCCCGCGTACGACAGGGTTAGGGCCGCCGCCTGGTTCTCGAGCGAGATCCGAGTCCGATACCCCAGGCCCAGCACCGACAGGGACTCGAAGAGCCTGCCGCCGCCCGTGTCGACGGCCTGCTGGATCAGGTCGGGGATCGAGCCGCTCGACTGCACGCCCATCAGGGAGGAGGTGGCAGCCGTACCGACCAGCTCGAAGCCCACGCCAGCTACCGCGCAGAGCCGGGCGATCCGATCAGCCACCGTCTCCCCGGAATACCCGGCCGCAGCAAGTGCGAGGGCCGCCGCGTCCGTGGGGTAGGACGGTGTCAGCTGGACACTCACATGGCCGACCACCGTGTCCGGCAGGCCGCGGCCCGGCGCGATGCTGACAGACTGCACAACGCCCGTCGCAGGACCTGCCACGGACCCTGAAGCCACGTAAGGGGTGCTGCCGCCGACGGGCAGAATCGATAGCCCGTACTCGAAGAGGATGCCCCCAGCCTCATCCAACGATGCAGTGACGTGTACTGGCAACCCGTTGAGTGCCAGGGCGACAACGCCCGTGTCCTGTACGACTGCGCCCGTCGCATCCCGGCCCCGCAAACCCAGCTTGCCGCCAGAGGCCGCAGCGTAATACACCTCCCAGCGAGGGATGCTGCCGGTCCACGTCATCGCCGCCACGACCTGGCCATCCGTAGCGCCACCAGCAGGAATCAGCAGGAGGAACCGCAGCAGCGTGTTGAACGGGTTGGTGCCGATCAGACCGCCAGGCGGTATGTACGGCGGGATGCTGCCGATGAACACGGCCGTGCCCATCTTCGGGAGCGGCGCCGAGCAGGCGAACGTGCTGTCGGTGGCCAGCGTCGGCGCCCCGGTGATCACCATCGGGCGCACGCCCGACACCGCCGAGCTGAGCACCGACGCCCCCGACGGATCCTCCAGCGGCCAGTACGCGGCCAGCTGGTTGATGGGCTGACTGGCAGCCAGGGACACGTACATGGCGGAGCCGATCGGCGCCGACCCCTGCCCGAGGCGCCGCAGAACGCCGGCGGCCTCCACGTCGACCCACACATCCCTGCCGGTCACGTCCCACCGCGGAGGCCACGCCGGGACCTCGCCGAGGAACCGCACCACCGAGCCCACCTTGACGCGGATCGGCTGGTTGCGGCCGATCAGCCCGTACAGCGGCGAGTACGGGTTGCGCGGGCTGAAGCGACCGTCGCGGTTGTTGAGCTGCATCGTGCAGCGCCCCGGTTCGGTGCGGGAGCCTTCGTTCGGCTGGCCTCGCGTGATGCTGACGTTGACGCTGCCGTCACGGGTCATCACGTATGAGGTGATGTCGGTCCAGACGCCGCTGATCTGAAGCTCTACGGTCGGGCCCGTCACCGCTACCCCCTAGTTCCGGCCGAGGGCGGTCTGCACGTTGCCGCCCTGAATCCGGATGTTCTTCCGCAGCCAGGACATGAACTCGTCCGCCGGGTTCCAGCCGACCCACTCCACCTGCACCGTCGACGGGGCGCCCTGCACAGCCTGCGCGGCCCTCGTGCGAGACTGCCCGGACGGGATGACCGTCGATCCGCCCGGGAGGCGGACCAGTTCGGGGCCTTGCTCGCCGACCCACGTCAGGCCACTACGCGCACCACCCGTCGCCGCGCCGCCGATGATGCCGCCGTGCGCCTGCTGCCCGAAGTCGAGGAACCTGTAGCGGGCATCGATCGTCAGCTCCCTACCGTGCATGGAGTCGAGGTCTTCCTGAGCAACGTCAATCTCGTGCTCGAGCTGATGGATGTCGGCCTGGATCTGGACGCGCTTCTGGCCGGTGGTGCCCCTCAGGGATGCCTCGGCGTCGGCGAGCTTGGCCTTCAGATCGTCGACGTTGCCGCGCAGGTAGGCCGTCTTGTCCGGGGTCTGGAGGATCGCCTCGGTCAGGGCACGGGCCTGGTCGCGGGTGAGGCCCATCTGCATGGCGACGGACATGAGCTTCTCGCGGCCACGGTCATAGATCGCGTTGACGTCGGTCATTGCGGCGCCGTTGTTGAGGGCCGCCTGGGCGGCGGCGTCGGTCTTAGCGGCGAGGTCGGTGAGTGCGGCTTCCTCTGTTCTGGACTTCTCGGTGCTCAGGTCGAGGACCCCGTCGCGGTAGTGCAGAGCGGCGCCGTTTTCCTTCAAAGCCTTGCTGGCGGCGTCGACCGCGGCCTCGAACCCGGCCTGGGAGTCGAGCGCTCCCCGCTCGGTGTCGTTCAGGTCGATGATCGCGTCCTTGAGCCCGGTCGCGGTCATCCGCTGGGCATCCAGGGCCTTGCTCGTTGCCATGGCCTGCTCGCCCAAGGCGCCCATGCTGTCGGCCGCGAGATGGTCGGTCATAGCCGATGCAGCGAGGGCGTCCTGGTATTTGTGGAGACCGCCGGCCAACGCCTCGGGCTTGCCACCTTGTGCCAAAAGGGCGTCATCAAGGCGCTTCAGCGCTGCGGCAGCCAGGTCACTGTGGCCCTGCTGGACCATCGCGGCGAGCGATTGGTCAACAGCATCGATCTGCTCCTTGGCCTTCGACAGGTTCGACTTGTCCGTGCCAAGCGTCGCCAGCTTGTAGAAGCCCTCCATGAAGCCGTCCATGCCGGACTGCTTACGGGAGATCTGATCAACCGCACCGCCGAGCTTCTGCAGATCGGTCCCGAGAGTCCTGGCAAGCTCGCCGGCGACGCCGCCTGAGCGGCCGAAGTTCATGAGCGACGTGGTGAGCTTGTCGACGTTCGGGGGTGCCTTCTCGGAGATGCTGCTCAGCTCGATGATGGCCGTCACCAGGAGGCCGATGGCGGTCGCAGAGACCGCGACCTTCGCCTTGGTCGAGAGGGCCGTGAATGCGGCACCGAGAGTACTCACACTCTGGCCAGCCATCGTGGATGCCAGCATCGTTTCGAACATGCGAGCCTTGTAGGCGACCATTCCGGCCTCAGCAGCCTTGACCGCCGTGGCCAGAGTCGTAAACAGCGCCACCGTCTTGGAGATGACGGCAAATCCGGCGAATCCGGCAACGACCAGCCCAGCACCCTTCGCGAACTCGAGCATGCTGTCACGGTTGTTGAGCATCCACGTCGAGACCTTCTGCAACGGCGGGATGAGCTTCTCGCCCAAGGTGATCATCAGAGCCTGGAGGGAGCCTTCCAGCTCCTTCGTCTGCTGGCTGAAGGTCTGCTGGGTCTGCTCCCATGCCTTCCCGAAATTGTTCGCCCCAGCCTCCAGCGCCGGGTACTTCGACTCGAGGCGGTCCATCTGCCCGACCAGGATGTTCAGGCCCGCGCCAGCCTTGCGGCCGAAAGCATCCGTGATGATCTGGCCCTGCTTGTCGGCCGAGATCCCGGCGGCGTTCATGCGGCCGACGAGGTCCTCGAGGGCCAGCTTGAGGCCGCCACGCTGCATGTCGTCAGCCAGCGTCGTCTGAGTGAGACCCAGGGTCTTCAGAGCTGCCGCCGAGGTGGCGATTGGCTTGGCCAGCGCCATCACGCTCATCCGCAGCTGGTTGCCAGCGAGACTTCCCCTGATGTTGTTGTCACCAAAAACTGCCAACGCGGCCCCGACATCGGTGATGCTCAGGCCGAAGCCCTTGACCGTCGCCACCATGCCGGACGAGAACGCGCTGGCCAGGTCCTGCATCTTCATGTCGCCGACGCCGACTGTGGCGTTGAGGACACCCATGGCGTGGTCGAAGTTCTCGACTCCGGGGATGCCCGAGGCGACAGCGGCTGTCAGCGCGTTGGTGACGTCGACGAGGTCGGCGTGGCCGATCGCGGCGCCCTTCGCCGCAGTCTCCGTGAGCTGGAGGGCCTTCTCCGAAGTGATGCCCATGCTCTCGAAGTTGCTCTCGACGTGGTAGAGCGCCTCCGCGAGCGAATCGGGGTCGGTGCCGACCTTCGCCGCGATGCCCAGCACGCCCTTCTTCAGACCGTCGAGCTTGTCCGCCCCGACGCCCGCCTGCGTCACCAGGAGCGCCATCTCGCTGTCGAACTTCGAGGCCATCTTGACGGCTTCGAAGCCCACCCCGGCCAGCGCCAAGGCGGACAGGTTGGCGGTCTTGTTGAGCTTGGCCATGGTGGACTCCATGGCCGTAGTGCCTGCCTTGGCTTCGGTGAAGGCGGGGCCCGTCAAGTTCTTCGCCGTGACTAGGATCTCGACGATGTTCACTCAGGGGCCTCCTCTCGTCGGCCAAGCTCGACAATCTTCAACAGGCGGAGCATCCCGGCGGGTTCAGCCATCACCTCACTGGGCAGCTTGTGCCACCGATCGCACAGCCCGATGATCGTTTCTGCCTCGATCAGCTCGCGAGGCTTACATACGGGGCGTCCATCGGAATCGATGCCTCCACCGACGGATCGCCAGCGGTGGAGGTCTGCGACAAAGGGGCAGAGATGCCGATCAGCGCGTCCGTCCACGCGTCCATCACCCGACCGGCAAAGCCGAGTCCCTGCGACAGCAGGCCCTCCAAGGTGGTGGGGATCGGCTCTCCTGTGTCCTCGTCCTCCGCGTTCCAGGAGACCAGCGCGTCGGCGAGCATCTGCATCGTCTTGCGGCGCCCCTCCATCGCGCCGTCCCCGCCAGCCGTGGTCTCTTTCTCGGCGGCGATGAACTCCCAGAGCTGGCCGGCGCTCAGCTCGCGGGCGGTCACCTCCAGGCCCTCGTATGCGGGGTCCTTGAAGATGAGCTTGTAGGTGTTGCGCTGGACCTTGAATCCCACGTCAGCTCCAGGTGGGGACGGTGCCGTCGGCGAGGACGCCGGGCGCGGACCAGGTGAGCTCGCCGGATGCGGACCGGTTGAGCTGGTAGTCGGTGTACAGCACCTCGTTCGCGAGGGTGACGCCGTTGACGGTCAGCGTGGTGGTGCGGTTCACGCTGGTGGACGGCACGGTCTTGAAGACGTCGTGGCTGTTGCCGGTGGCGGCATTGAAGACGCCCTTCGGCGTGATGCTGAAGTCGGCGAGGAGGAGCAGGCGCTCCATGGCCGACTTGTCGATGCCGGTGATGTCCTGCACCGCCCTGGGCGTCGCGAACTGCAAGTCCGTGATGTCGTTCTTGATCGCCTTGGGGGTGCCGCCCGCATCGTCGATCGACGCGGTCGTCCACCCAAGGCCGGAGGCCTTCGCCATGGTCAGCCACTCCCTTCGTTGCTACTCGCCGCGTCGGTGGCGAATTCCACCCACTGCGCTCGACTCTGGTCGTCCTGGGCAAGACGCCCGAACATCCTGGTACCGCCGTCGACCCGCCATTCCTTTAGGAACTGAACAGGGTGTGTGATCGACATTCCCTGCACCACCGCCGTCACCTGATGCTCGACGGCGCCCCCATCTACGAGGTCGAGCAGGCGTCGGCTCGGGTTGACGATGCTGATCTGATAGCCCGGAGGCCCCAGGAATCGAAGGCACGCGGTATCCGTCACCTCCTCGTAGATCAGGTTGGGCGTCCGCTGGTCCACCGCCTCGAACTCGCCCGCACAGTCGACGCCGTCGATCAGCAGCGTGACCTCGTCGGCGGACAGGAGGTCGCTCACCCCTCCTCCCGCAGGTCTGCAAGGCGCTGCTGGTGCTCGCCGAAGTCGTCGACCCAGTCGGCCGCGTCCGCATGCCGCCGGACTCGGCCGGTCGGGTTACCCCGCCAGTCACCGTCCTGCACCACGTACAGCTCGGGGCGGTCCAGACGCACCTGGTGCTGGCCCCCGAAGCACTTCTGGCCGGCCTCGAAGGAGAAGACGGTCAGGCCGATTTCGTTCCGGCGCTCCTTGAAGCTCCGGCCGGACAGCTTGCGGATGTAGTGCGCCTGCTCCTGGCCCTGCACGGTGGACTCGTCGATGATCGACTGCCAGCCGCCGAGGTAATGCGGACAGTCGGCTTCGGCGCATGTGCCGGGCCGGAAGTGTGAACTGACAGGCGCGAGAATGCGGTACGTCTTGTACGCGGTCACCGGCATGTTCGGCTGGATCAGGCCCACTAGAAGGTCACCCCCGCCACTTCGTTCTTGACGATCACCACGGAGAACACGCAGTTAGTGAATCCACCGGTCGTGACAGTGGTGGCGCGCAGGTACTGGCGGACGGTCGCGGTGTTGGCGATCGCGATCCGCTGCGTGAACGGCGCTGCGGTGACGGCAGTGAAGGCGAGTCCGGCGACATCAGCGAAGGTGACGTTGTCCGCCGAGTCCTGGATCTTGATGGTGACGTCCGTGCCGGCGAACGCCGTGACCTGGAGGTAGGCCTGGGCGCCGAACGACAGCGCTGCAGTGGTGTCGATCGAGGCACCAGCCGTGGCAGCGGTGTCCGTGCGCAGACCAGCCGTCAGCTGCCTACCCCAACCGAGCCCGTAGCCGTTGGCCTCAGCATCCACGGCGAAGGTGAACTCGCCGGAAGCGGTCCGGTTGCCGTCGTAGTTGAGCTGCTTGGCGACCGTGCAGGCAGCCGGGTCGCCCAGTGACGTGCCCCGGCAGTACGTCACTACCTCGTCGGCCATGGGCAGAGCGGACAGCACCGGATGGGCCTGGCCAACCGCGGTGTTGAAATACGCCGACCAGCTCAATCCTCCGTCGCGCTCGCCGCCGATCCGCTCCATGGCGGACTTGTCGATCGCCGTGACCTCGATTGGCTTCGTACCGCCGCTGATCTTCGACAGCGAGCCGATGTCGCCGCTCAGGTTGTAGCCGCCGACGTACAGGTTGTCGCCGAGCCCGCTGGACTTGGCCATCTATGCCTCCTCATCCCAGGCGTCGTTGACGACGACCGGCAGGCTGATCGTGAAGACGCGGTACATGACCTCGTCCTGCTTGAGGTATCCGGCTTGTCCGTCGAGGCCGGAGCCGTAGGTGCCGCGTACGTCGACCTCGCGGACCAGGCCGCCGAGGGTGAAGTCGCCGATGTAGGCGGTGTACAGGTCGTCGATCGCTTTGATCATGGTGGGGTCGATGGCGTCCTGCGGTTCCTGCAGCGTGCTGGTGTACAGCCGCACGTTGAAGGTCATCAGCACGCTGGTCGAGTCCAGGCCCGAGGACTGCACCGGCTGCACCCGGTCCACCCACACCGCCGCGGTCACGCCGCTCGGCGGCCGGTCCTTCGGCTCATGCTGGTTGACCGAGTCGAACCATCCGCTCGCCGCAGCGTGGGAAACGATCGCGTCGAGGATGCCGTCGATGTCCACGGCCATCAGAGCCTCCCCTGGACCCTGGCGAAGATCTCCGCGAACGTGCGGTCCGCACGCTGCTCGACCCGCTTCGCCACCCGCCGGAACGTCGAGTAGCCGTGAAACCGGGTGGCGGGGTAGTTGCGGGAGCCCACGCCCTCGAGCCACGGCCCGTACACCACACCGCCGTCCGTGATGGCGAAGCTGTCGTTCGAGACGCGGTTCACCCGCACCTGCGACTGGTAGTAGCCCGTCGGGTGCCGCAGCACCTGCTCCAGTACGCGGTGGACCTCGGCGTCTGCCCAGCGGGCGACCTCCTCCCCGCCGGCCTGCGTGTACCGCTGCACCAGTGCCGACGCGGTGCCGTCGAAGAGCGGACCGGCGGCGCGGACTATGACCTCCATGTCACACCGCCCGGGTACGGGCCTTGCGGCCGTAGGCGTTGTAGACCTGCTCGCGGAGGGCGTCGAGGCCGACGCCGTACGAGGTCTTGGTGGTGGTGCCGCCGCCGACCTGCCGAGCTGCGGTGCCGACGCCGGTGATGCGCGCGTACCCGGCGGAGCCCTGCAGGAGAGACACGATGGCCTCCGCGGCGGTCAGTTCCTCCACGCCGCTGGGTGCCTCCCACCGGTAGAGCTGGGCGCCGTTGGCGATGGCGTCAGCGGTGGTGCCGAGGGCGCCGCGGGTGACGGTGAGGCTGCGGGGAGCGTAGATGGTGCTGCCGGTGTGAGCCGCCAGGGTGGTGCCGTCGAAGCCACGCTCGACAGTGAGGATGTTGCCCGCAATATCGTCGATGCGCATCCGCTCGGAGTCGAGCAGCAGTGTCTCGCCCACCGTGAAGGCCGTGCCATCGGATACGTGGAGAGCTTGGTCCTTCATCTTCTCGGTGATGGGCACTTGGAGCGTCTGCCCAGTGGTGACCGTGCGCTTCTCGGTGACGATCAGCCGCTCGGCCCCGGCGCGCACGATCTGCCCGACGCCGATCGCGCTGGAGTCCGACACCAGCAGCGTGCTCGCAGTCGCGGAGGCCGCGGCGGTGGCCGTACCGGCAGGGCTCTCGTCGTTGCGGAAGCCCCACAGACCCAACGCGGCGATTTCCCGCTGCGGGGTCTGGCCGCCGCCGTAGGTCGCGCTGGTGCTGATCTGCAGTTCGATCCGCCGGTACGGCGGCCCGGTGCGGTTCGGCTCCAGGTTGACGTCCTCGTTGGGGATCGCGGTGCCGCCAGCGGTGAGCGTGTACAGCTCGACCAGCTCGGACGCGTCCAGCCACAGTCGCCACGGCCGGGCGTACTGGTCGGGCCAGTCGAAGTACCGGGTCGCGAGCAGGGGGTAGAAGACGCGGTTGAGGTTGCCCTCGACCTTGCGGCTGGCGGCGGCGATCGCCCGGTCCACGGCAGCGTCCGACCGGGCCGTCACCTTGACGTCCAACAAGGCCTTGACGGTCTCCCGGGTGCAGTACCAGGCCCCCTCGGTGTTCACTGCGGCCTGCTGGCTGCCTGCCGAGGTGACGGTGATGGTCTCCGCCGCGGTCACGGGGGCGCTGGCCTTGGCGCCTGTCCAGGTGGCGAGGTACTCGCCTGCCGTCAGGCTGCTGGCGGGGGTCCAGGTGTAGCCGTAGGAGCCGGTGCCGGGGTGGGTGACGCCCGTGGTGGTGGCGCCGAGCGCGGGCACGCCGGTGCCGACGTTGACGATCGTGATGCTCGGGGTGGCGTCCAGGTCGGTGAGGGAGCCGCCCGCGAAGTCGTACCACTGGGAGAGCAGGGTGACAGGCTGGCCCGTGATGGCGTCGGTCATGGTGCCTCCCTAGCTGAGGGCCGCCCACCAGGCGTTGGATGCGCCTGACAGGGTGCCGAGGGTGGAGGGCATGGCGGTGGTGAGGCCGCCGTCGGCGGTGCCGTAGCGGGAAGTGCTGGCGCTGAGCCCGGCGTTGACCACGGACTGGCTGACGCCGCGGAGCATCGTGGGCAGCGTGCTCCCGTTGGCGTAGAACGCCACGAGGTAGTCGCCGGCCGCGAGAGCCTGAGCCCCGCCTGCGAGGGCCATGGTCTTCGTGCCGGTGGACTGCCAGTTGGTGGCTTGGTCGGCGGTGGCGGCGATCAGGGCCTTGGAGGCGTTGTATAGGGCGGCGAAGCACTGGCCACTGGTCAAGCTGGTACCTGCTGCTGAGATGAACAGCAGGATGTTGGTGATGGTCTTCGCCTCGGACAGGTGGATCCGGGCGAACTGCACCTGCCCGGCAGTCGGGATGATCTGGCCAGCCGCGCAGGTCGCCGGGTCCTGGGTCCAGGTGATCAGGTTGTGGTCCTCGGGGGCCCAGTGGGCCCGAGGGTGGACGTGGTCAGACGCGGAGGCGAGGATACTTCCGCCTGCGGCGCCGATCGCCCCGAGCTTCTTCGGGATGCTGGAGTTGTCCACTGCGGCGCCGCTGCTCGCAGACGTGAGGGCGTAGCGCATCAGCTCGCCCATGGTGAGGACGGGGATGCCGCGCGAGGCGATGCCGTCGATGATGGTGTTGAAGTCGGACTGCAGGATCTGGCTGGAGTCGGCAGGCGAGCTGGCCACGATCTGGTGGAAGTTCAGGCAGAGCACACCGCCAGCTGCCTTGATCTTGTCGAGGTCGCCGCCGCTGTTGGTGATGTTCGTCGGCGCGTAACCGCCGGAGAAGCTGCTGATCGCGCTGATCCGGCGCACTCGGAACGGGTCGCTGGGCGGGAAGACCTCGCGGGTCTTGTTCACCGTGGTGGCCACGGTGTTGAAGTACTTCTGCAAGATCGGGATCAGCGAAGCGCCGTCCGTCGTCTTGGCGGTCGACCCCTTCGGCAGGGCGAACAGGTCCGCACCACGCCAGCCGTTGGCCACGGCGTAGGACTTCATCGCGCGGGCGTCCGCATCGACCTGAGCCGCCGTCACGCCGCTGTACGTCAGGCCGTGCACCGTGTCCGAGGAGGCATGGCACGCCAGCTCCCAGCCGCTGGTGGCCTGGAGATCCTGGAGCTCCTGGAGGGTCATGCGGCCGGAGAGCCCGACACGGTCCACGATCACGTACTCGGTGACCGGGTAGCCGTAGAGGTCGAGGCGGCTTTTGCCCAGGTCAACGAAGCTCTGGTAGCAGTCGTCGGCGGACAGGACCACGACGCCGTTGGGGAACACCGCACTGCCGTCCGCGACCAGCTCAGCCGCCTGGAGGCGCACCGTCAGCGCAGCCGTGCCGGTGTCCCGAACACGGAACCGCAACGCCGTTAGGCCCGTACGGGCCCCAGCGCCGAGCGCGGTCGCGTCCGCAAAGCCCAGGCTCATCAGCACCCAGTCGCCCGAGGTCAGGTAGGTGCTCGTGCCCGTAGTGCCCTGCGGGTTCCACGTCCACCCGTTGGCGAAGGTGTTGTCGACGGCGAGCTGCACGTCCAAGGACCGCAGCAGGGTGATGTCCTCGACCCTCACCAGGATCCGCAGCAGCCGGGCGGTGGAGTCCACCGTGCTGATCGTCCCCGTGACGTTGTAGGTGACACCGTCCCCCGGGGTGACGATCTGCGCGCACTGGGTGCCGCGCACGTACGCCGAGGTGTCGTTCGCGGTGAACGTGGCCCCGGAGGCGGTGAACCCGTGGCCCGACTGGAAGTCCGTGAGGGCCACCGCGGGCTGCGAGAACCGCGGCAGCCGGAAAGCTGGCGGGTAGATCGCCGACGTGCCCGAGGAGCTGATGGCCGTCAGCAGGATGCTCATCGGGTAGTTCGAGGAGGCGTAGACGGTGCCGGTGCCAGTGCCCTTGGTGACCAGGGCGATCGTGACCGCGCCGCCGGAGATGTGGCCGGCCGCGACGGTGAACTGCCACTGCCCGGTGACGCCGGGGAAGCTCGCGGACTGCGGGTAGTAGGAGGGCAGGCCCTCGGTGGCGGGCGTCGTGGTCCCGGACGAGGCGTACAGGTTCGGGACGCCCGCGCTGTCGAGGAGCGCGAGGTCGAGGAACTGGTTGCTGGCGCTCCTCATGAACGCTGCGGTGACGATCACCTTGTCGCCGATGGACGCGGCGATCTGTGCCTGGAGCGGGACGGTGCCGCCGCTCTTGACGATCTGCCAGGTGCCGGAGGTGTTGGGCAGCGCGACGTCGCCGGGTGTCAGGTAGGTCTCGGTTGTGGCGATGGCCGTCGCGGTGCCGCTTCCTCCGCTTCCCCCGGTGGCGGCGGCCCACTTCACTCCGGCGGTCTGGGTGGAGTCCGCGGTGAGGACGTAGCCGTCCGCGCCGACCGCGACCCGGGTCGGGGAGGAAGGCCCGGTGGCGGCGAGGATGTCGCCCTTGGTGGTCCAGGTGGCGAGCGAAGCCGCGTTGATCGAGCCCGGGGTGATCGGGTCGGTTCCGCCGCTGGCGTGGCTGCTGGCATGGGCGGTGGGGGTGCGGGCGTCGGACAGGCGCGAGTCGTTGCCCTGGGCGGCGGTCCCGGCGCCACTGCCGTACGCCACGGCGAGGGTGCGGTCCGCCGCGAGGGTGCCGCCGCCGGTCAGGCCGGTCCCAGCGACGATCTGCGTCGCCGCGGCGGCCCGGGTGGCGGTCTGCGCGTCGACGTAGCCCTTGCTGGCCGCGTTGAGGGGGGCGTCCGGGGAGGAGTCGGGCAGGGTGAGTTCGCCGGTCATGGTGTCGCCCGACTTGGAGACCTTGCGGGCGTCGCCGGTCGTGCTGACGTAGCCGGTGGCCGTCACGCTGCCTCCCTCCTCTACTGGTTGCTGATGTAGGTGCCGTCGGGGCGCCAGCCGTCCCACCGGCAGTAGAGCTGGCCGTCTGGGCCGCTCAGGAGGGGTTCTCCGTCGTTCGGGCACGCGATCGGGCCGCGCTGCCGCTCGTCTTGGGCGAGCTGCTGGCCTTCGAGGAGGATGTCTCGGAGTTGCTGCCAGGAGATGGCTCCTCCTCGGGGGTGGTGGGCTCAGTGTGGACGGGCTCGGGTTCGTCGGTGGCGTTGGTGGCGCCGCCGTGGACGCTGATCTTCGGCATCGGATGGTCCTCCAGGTAGACAGTCGAGCCGCAGTTGGGGCATGCGGGCTGCCCCACCGCGTAGGCGGCGGAGCAGTCCGTGCACAGCCACAGGGCCACCGTCAGGCCGCCGTCACCGCAGCACCGTCGTCCAACGGCACGTACGTGAGCAGCCACGTGATGTTGCCGTCCGGGCTGGTGCCGGTGGTGACCTGCTCGATCGTGCCGACGGCCACGGCGATCGGCTGCTTGAGCGTCGGCACCGCCCCTACGCCGAAGACGATCGAGTCGGTCTTGAGGCCCTGGAAGCTCAGCAGGTCACCGGCAGGGGTGTCGGTGGTGCCGAGGTCGGTTGCGGCGCACAGGTCGCCGGTCGCGCCGACGGTCGGGTTGGCCTGCAGCTTCACGGTGTTGGCGACGGTCATCGTGGTGGTCACCACGCCGATGAGCGACGTGATCAGCACCTTGCCGCCGGTCACGTTGAACAGGGTGTGCGTCTCGGTGACGAGCGCGTAGTCGGTGGCCTGTACGCGGCTGCCGAGCAGGATCGTCCGCAGCTGGTTGGTGGGGATGACGACGGTCATGTCAGACCCCCATCGCGGGCAGGTTGGCGGGGGTGCGCTGGGTCATCAGGTCGCGGGTGACCGCGTTGACCGTCCCGGCGCCGGTGGAGGTGAGCTTCACGAACTTGTAGGTGTCCGAGAGGCTGGTGCCCTCGACCTCGCACACCATGGCGTTCTGCGTGGCGGCGGCGGCGGTGACGACGGTCGCGGCGGCGGCCTGCGTGCGCCGGGTCCACGCGTCGGAACCGTCGCCGGTGCTGGTGTGGTACTCGGTGATGTTCACCAGGTTCTGGGCGCCGGTGCCGGAGGAGTCCTTGGCCTCCTGCAGCGTGTAGGTGTCGCCTGCCGCGCCGGCGAGGTAGCAGATGAACGTCACTCCTGCAGCACCCTGCAGGTTGATCCACTTGCCGTCGGCGGCAGGCGTGCTGTTGATGAGGCGCCCGAGGGCCTTCTGGGACATGGTGTTGCCTTCCTGGTGGGTGCCGGTCCGGGGCGGCGCTGCCGGTCCGGGTGGTGCCCGGCGCGGGGGGTTGATTGCCCGCGCCGGTCGGGGGGTTAGCGGGCCGCGAGCTCCACGAACGGCGACAAGGTGCTGCCGCCGTTCTTCGGGGTGATCGCGGACTTGATCCACGGGCGGCCGTCGACGCGCTGGATGATCCTGAACGTGGTCTTGTCGGAGCCGAAGTTGAAGTCGGTGGAGCTGTCGGCGGTCATGGTCTGCCGGTCGCCGACCAGGTAGTACGACAGGTCCACGAAGGAGATGTCGCCCTGGGAGCCCAGCGCGCCGGCCTTCTCGGAGATGATGAGCGGGCGGCCGAAGATGGTCATCGGGGCCGAGCCGACGGCCGAGTTGATGAACACGGGGCCACCGCCGACGCCCACCGCGAGGGCCATGGTGAACAGCTCGGGCAGCGCGTCCGGCGAGCAGATCCACACGGCCTTCGAGAGGCTGGAGGGCAGCATGCGGGCGTACATGCTGACGATGTTCTTGTAGGTGATGGTGGCACTGGGCTGACCGGACTCCGCCGCGACGGCGATCATCGCGGAGTTGGCCGCGCCCATGAACCCGAGGGGCTCGCCCACGCCGGAGCCGGACATGAACGCGGCGTCCTCGGAGAACGCGAGCGCCTTGGGCCAGAGGTTCTCGATCAGTGCCGAGAAGCTGACGATGGAGTCCTGAAGGAGCTCGTTCGGGACCGCCGACAGGCCGGTGAGCTTCTTGGCGTCGAGCTCGGCCCGACCGAACTTCGGGTTGGAGTCGGTGAGGTTGGCGCCCTCCTCGCCCCAGTAAGCGATCATCCCACCGAAGACGCTGGACTGGTTCGACGTCGAGTCGATCATCGGGAACGGCACGCGCGCGCTGTCCATCGGCACGACCGTCGCCAGCGGCCGGACCACCGACTCCTCCAGCGCGATCTGCAGCAGCTGGCTGCGGAGGTTCTCCGGCACCAGGAAGCCACCGTCCGACGGCGAGACGCTCGACGCCGCGTTCCGCAGCACGCCGAGCTTCTCCGCGACGCTGGCCTCGGGCGTCTTGTGCCAGATCGTCCGCACGTAGTCGATGTGGTCCTCGAAGTGCTGGTCGAGGATCGCGCCGGCCGCGTGCGGATTGTGGGCGGTTCCCTGCCGGTGCGAGGTGAGCATCGACCCGGAGCGCTTGGCCTGCGGGTCGAAGGACGGCCGGCGGATGGCCTCCTTGTCGGCCTTCTGGCCGTTCTCGCGGAGCATGTTGGCGAGCTGACGCTGGGTCTCCTCCGCAACGATGCGGTTGAGCTCGGTGCCGTCGCCCTGCTGCTTGTCGGCGTACGCGTTGATGAACGCCCCGAGGACCTCCTTCGAGCCCAGGACGTCCTTGAGCCGGCCGGGGTCGGCGAGCATCTCGGCGAGCTCGGCGGCGTTGGCCGGGATGGGGGTGCCCGTCGGGAGGGCGGTGGTGGTGGTCACAGGAGTGCCTCCGTCAGGGTGGCGAACGCGTCGTCGGGTGACGGCGCGGCGGTCAGGTGGCTGGTGGCGTCGGCCCACGGGTCGGGCTCCAGCTCGATTTCTGCCTCGGCCTCCGGCGCGGCCGGGGGCTCGACGGCGGGCGCAGGCTCGGCAGCCGCCGGGGTGGTGTCTGCGGTGGGATCGGCGACTGCCGGTGTCTCGGCCGTAGCCTCCAGCGCCACCTCGGTGACGGCCACGTTCACCGGGGCAGGGGCCTCGGCGCGCGACGCGTACCGGAAGATGCTCAGGTCCCAGGAGTTTTCCGGCGAATTTCCGGAACTCGGTGATCGCGTTGGTGAGACCTCATCAGCCAGCCCAGCCGCAACAGCCTCTTCAGCCGTGTACCAGGTCTCCGCCGTCATCAGCGCCCGCCAGTCGGCGACGTCGCCTCCGGCCTTCTCGGCGTAGACGGAGGCGATGTTGTCGCTCTGCCGGTCGAGGAGGTCGGCCATCTCGCGCATCTCGGCGGCGTTGCCGATGCACAGCCCGCTGCCGTCGTGGATCATCAGCTGCGAGTTGGGCGCCATCACGACCCGGTCGCCCGCCATCGCGATGACGGAGGCGATACTCGCGGCGAGGGAGTCGACGTACGTGGTGACCGTCGCCCGATGCGCACGCAGGGCGTTCATGATGGCGATGCCATCAAAGATCTCGCCACCAGGGCTGTTGATGTGCACGTCGATCGCGGAGACGTCCAGGGCTGAGAGCTCCGCGACGAGGTCGGACGCGGTGATGCCCCAGTACCCGATCTCGTCGTAGATGTGCAGCGTCGCCGGGGCGTTGCCGCCGATGCTGTTGGTCAGCCGGTACCAGTCGGTGCGGCCCTGCCTCAGCTGTGCCCGGGGCCGAGCAGTGCGTAGCCTGCCTGGCATCCAGCCCTCCTCGCCTCAGCTGCCGTCAGCCTCCGGAGGGCCATTCGGCGGTCACGGTGCCTCGGCAGCGGATCCCGCCGTCGCACCCGATGTAACCGCCCGTGCCGTACGCCGCCTCAGCTGCAGCGAGGTTGGGGAACTCGGTTCCGTCGACCTCGGCGCAGGGCTCGCACTCGTTGATGTCGTTGATCTCGCACGCGGTGATGACCACGTCGTCGGGCCCGGCACCGATCGCCGCCAACCTGCCGGTGTTCTGGGCGCGGTGGAGTGCACCGCCGAGCTGGTCCCGGCGGAACCATCCGGCGAGGCCGCGCAGGAACGCGCCGACGGCATCCGCGACGGAGCGCCCTGATGCGGCGGGTGTGGCGAGGCGCATCGCCTCCCGGGCAGCGGATGCGGCCAGGCCAGAGGCCAGGAGGGTGGCGGTGGCCTGAGCGATGGCGCCCAGGTCGGTGCCGAGCGCATCACGCATCGCCGCGCGGTTGGTGAACTGCGACGGCATGATGCGGATGCCCTGCCGCCCGGCCTGCTGGACGATGCGCTGCGCAGCCTGATCGGCCATCACCTGCAGCGCGCGGGTGAGCGCCTCGGCGGCGGTGTCCGTCGGCACGGTGAGGCCGGCAAGGGCCGCGGTGTCGCCGGCGTCGACCGCAGTCTCGATCTGCCCCTCGAGGTCGATGATCCATCCGGCCTCGATGCTGCCCCAGGTGGCGGTGAGACTGGCGAGGGCTTGCTCATGGTCGGCTCGGACGTCCTCCAGGTCGGCGTCGGCGGAGTCCCGGAGGCGGAGACGTCGGCCGGCGCGGGGCCGGTGGTCGTGCCGGTTGACGGGCACGCTGAGCGGGGGCGCGGGCGCAACGTGGGTCATCGGCGGGAGGCCGACGGTGTGGAGCACCTCGGCTGGGTCGTATCCGGCTTCGACGAGGACGGCAGCGGCGGTGGAGCGGGTGGTCAGCGCAGCGTTCTCGGCCTCCTCGTCCTCGGGGACGGGGCTCTCATAGTCGAACTCGAGGCCGGTCGCGGTGGCGCCGAAGAGCGGCAGGAGCTCGAAGTTGAGGGCGGCCTTGAAGCGCTCGAGTCGGGGCTCGGTGAGCTGCTCGGCGAACCACACCCGCGATGCGTCGGCGGTGGCCCGGTTGACGTCCTGCACCTCGCCGAGTGCGAAGGCGGGCATGCCGAACGCCTCGCGGATCACGTCCCGGGAGACGGCCCGCAACTCGGCGAACTGCATGTCCCTCTGCGTGAATTTCCTATCGACCCAGGTCGCGCCCTGCTCCATGATCGCCACGCGGTGGGCTGCGGCCACGCCGCGGTGCTGCTCGGCCCAGCGCATCCGCATCTCGTCGAACTCGTCGTCATCAAGCCTGCGGTCGACGGCGATGATGCCGCCCGGCTCGGCCGAGTTCAGGAAGAAGTTCCGATTCCACTCCGCGCTGTACCGGCTGGCGTCGGCGTCCGTCAGGATCGCCTGCACCGGCCCCAACCCTCGGTACGTGTCCATCGGGTTGGGCATGCGGATCTGGATGACCTCGTCCAGCTTGAGCGGCACCTGCTCGCCGTCCGGCCCGGTGTACACGTAGCCGACTAGGTAGTCCGTCGGCGACGGGATGGGCGTCATCCGGTCCGGGCGGACGGGCCATAGCTCCAGGGGGATCGGTGAGCGCGGGTCTCGGGCGATCACCCACCAGCCCTCGCCGGTCAGGTCGATGTGCTGCTGCTCGACCTCGACGAACTCCTGCCTGGGCATGAACCCGTTGGGCTTGTTCCACAGGTCGAGTGCGGCGTGCGAGGTGACCTCGACCCGGTCTTCCTTCCGCCCGCTCTTGGCCTTCCGGTAGAGGTGCCACTCCACCTGGGCGGTCGACGTGGACGTGCGGTTGACGATCGAGAAGAGAGTGCCGACGGAGCCCATGGCGCGCATCTGCGCGGTCATCCCCGACGGCGAGCCCCACATCGACGACATGCCGCGGCCGACACGCGACGGGGCATACGCGACCGGCGCCCTGTTCAGCAGAGAGCGGATGAACGACGCCACAGGTGGGCCTCCTAGCGACGCGGCCTGTCCGAGATTGCCATCTCAGCGCACAGGCAGGACGCGCCGGCGGCGACCCAGCCGAGCGGCGGCCAGGCGAGCCACAGCCCGTAGGAGACGAGCCCGAGCCCGGCGATGACCAGCACGATGGGCAGTAGGGGGCGGAGTAGGGCGGCGATCTGCTGGTAGGGCATCACATCCACCTCACGCGGGGTCGGGAGCGTAGGTCTGCCTCGGCGACGGCGTACCGCATCGCGTCCATGCCGTGGTCGTCCTTCTTGACGGGGGCTTCTTTCGGCGGTTTGCCGGGGCCTGGAGGCTCCCACACGTACCCGACGATCTCCTCGGCTGTGCAGGTGGGCAGCTTGGCCTCTACGAGCTCCGGGTCCTTGTCGACGAGGGCGTCCTCGCACAGGAAGATGCGGGGCTTTCCGTCGCCAGCTTCCTTGAAGCGGGCCTGTGCGGCTTCGAGGCCGTCCTTGACGGACTTGTGGGCGGCGATGGTGCCCATGCCGAGGTGGCGCTCCAGGGTGGCGCGGTCTTCGGCGTCGTGGTCGCAGATGACGAGGCGGGGCTTGTCTTCGGTCCACTGGCGGATGCCCGCCTGGATGTCCTCGCGGATGTCCTTGGCGGTGAGGACGGTGCGTTTGGGAGCTGGCCTGACCAGCTTGGTCATCTGGAGGAGCATGTCGCGGGCGTGGTCTTCGACAAGGGTCTTGGTCTTGTAGATCTCCTTGTAGAGGTGGAGGCGTCCGTCGGGGTCTTCTGCCCACCATTGGGCGCAGAACGGGTTGGTGAAGCCGAAGTCGACGACCAGGCGCCGTGGCCACTCGGGCCGGACGACGGCTTTCGGGACGAGGTGGGTGGCGGCGTTCCAGTGCTCGTAGATGAGGCCTTCGGCGGCGGCCCACTGGCCGTCACGGAGCCGCAGCCTGCGGACTCCGGTGAGGGCGTCGAGCTTGGCCATGTAGGCGATGCCTTCGTGGGTGAGGCTGCCGTCGGCGTTGACGAACCTGGGGTTGTCGCGGTGGATGCTGGTGAGCATGCGCATCTTGCCTGCGTCGGCGCGCTGCTTCATCCAGTGGGTGGGGTGGCCGGGGTTGGCTGCGGCGATCTGCTGCTGCCAGGAGAGGCCGCCGTTGCGGAGGCGGGTGCCGATGGCTTCCCAGTCGTCGACGGTGAGTTCGGTGGCTTCGTCGGCGAACACGAGGTCGTACTCCGAGCTCATGATCTTCTCGGGCTTGTCCATGCCGCCGACATTGATCACGGCGCCGTTGTCGTAGTAGTAGCCCGCAGCTTCCTGCTGGCTACCGCCGTACCACCGGCACAGGCCGGAAGCGACGGCCTCCTTCACGACCTTCTTCTTGAACGTCACCAGAGTGGTCGAGGTAAGCGAGACGGCGGTCTTGCGAACGATCAGACCCCGGAAGTCCGGGTTCGACACGGCCACGAGGTGCATGCGGTACAGGCAGGCGAGGGACTTGCCGGTGCCTGCCGCGCCCACGATGCACAACTCAGGCTCGCGGGCGCGGAACAGCTCGGCGGCGGCACCGCGCGGCTCATAGCGGACGACGGTGGCTGTGGTCATGACGGGCCCAAGGTCCGCCGCAGGGCCTCGCGCAGCTGTCGCAGAGTCTCTGGCGACGTGTCGAACTCCAGCTCTGCTGGGCTGGCCGCTGTACCGACGGGCGAGTAGTAGGTGCAACCTTCCTCGCCGACAATGTCGAACCGCCTGACGGTTGGGGTGGCTGCGAGGGGTACGTCGTCGAGGTCGCAGCCAGAGCACCCGGTGTTGCCGCAGGCGCAACAGCCCGGGCACTCGCCAACGCACCAGCCGCCGCACGGCCAGCCTGCGAAGTCTCCGGGCAGCGGCTCGCGGGTCACTGCAGCCGCCCGGTCGCGATGAGGATCAGCACGGCGATGAAGGCCAGGTTGACGAGGGTGATCCACGCCGCCTGCCCGCTGGTCATCGGCCGCCGGGCCCTTCCGACGGATTCGGGCATGAGCACGATGGCCAGCAGGTGCCATGAGATCAAGATCCAGCATGCGATAACCACGGTTCGCTCCCCGCTCCTTGGGCGCTTTCGTGCCCACCGTCGCGGGGAGCCGTGACAGCTACCGCAGGTCGTCCGGGTTGATGCCGACGACCTCGTACGTCACGCCGCCGGAGACCTGCGTCTTGGCCGGCTGGTCGAGCCCGAGGAGCTTGCGGCGGGACTCGGAGATGCGGACGATGCGGTCGATCGCCGAGAGTACGGGCCCGTCGTCTTGGAGCGCTTCGCCGTCGAGGCGGACCACCTGCCCGTTCGATACGACGATGTGGTGCCGCTCCAGCACCTTCAGCGCGGCCCGGTGCATCTCGTCGAGGCGGTCGAGTTCGAACTGCACGGCGTCTTCCGCGGCTTCGCGCACCACGTCCTGCATGGCGTGCTTGACGGCGGTGTGCGCCGTCTTGACGTCGATTTCGAGCGCTCTGGCGATGTCCCGGTAGCTCATGCCTCGCGAGCGCATGCGGGCTGCCTTGGCGTCGCGCTCGGCGGTCTCCACGGTGCGGATGAACTTGCCGTCGCCGTCCCGTGCCTGGTCTTCCACGCTCATGGTCTCCCCTTTCCCTGGCGGTCAGGGTAGGGAGGGCATGGGTCAGCCCCCGGCCGGAGCGGGACCGGGGGCTGACGTTGCGGGCGCCCGGACCCCTCTAGGTGCCTGCTGTGCATCCCCACACCGGGCCGGCGCCGCCCGAGGGGAGTCGGTGCGGGCGCCGGGCCCGTCCGAACAGTGGCAGCCAGGCGGGACAGCAGGTCACGATTCGGGTTCGGGCACTCCTGGGCGTGGCGTGGCTGGGATGCTGCTGGGCATGGCTGATGCGAAGCAAGCGCCGGTTGTGCTGTTGTGGGCTGGGCGCCTCCTGCCTGTTGGTGGCGTCCTGTACGGGATGTGGCCGATCGGGGAGTGCGGTTCAGCGTTCTTCCCGAGCAGTGGGCTGGACTCGTGGACTGCTGCTGCTTGTGATGGGGCCCTCGCGAACCGGGCCAACTTTGCGATCTTGCTGCTGGTTGCGGGCCTCATCGCGCTGGGAGTCGTGCAGTCCTTCTACTGGCGCAAGCCGAAGGGCGGGGACGAGTAGCGGCTCGTCGCCGCTTCAGGCGAGGCGCCAGTCTCCGTGTTCGTCCTGGAGCATGTGCTGTCCGCATCGGCTGCAGGTTGCGTTCGGGGCGGGGTCGCTGAGGCTGGTCACGATGATCGGGTCGTGGGTGATGCAGGTTCCGGCGCGGCCGAGCGCGCGGAGCCCGATGGCGAGGGCTGCGGCGCTTCCGGGCTCGGGTTGGATGCCGAGCTCGTCGTACTCCATGACGGCGATGGCGATGCGGTCAGGGCGGGGCGCAGGTAGTGCGGGTGCTGGTCTGCGGTGGAAGAGCCTGCGGAAGAGCATCATGCCTCCGGTGCCCAGGCGGCCCGGTATGCGGGGTGATCGGCGTACGCCAGGGCGAACTTGCGGAGCGCGTCTTCCATGGCGGCGGCGAAGCCGCTCACGAAGGTCGCGTGGTAGTCATGGGCACGTTCAGCGAGGCGTAGGACGTCCCGCTTGGCGTCGACCTCGGCCAGCACCCGCGCCGGATCGTGGCGGACGATGTGCTCGGCCTCAGCGGGGAAGACGTCCTTGGCGCGGAGGGTGTTGCCATCAGCATCGATGATGGCTCGGCCGGACTCGGTTACCTTCCAGCGCTGTTCCGGCTTACCGCGGTGCCGTCCGATGAGCGCCAGCGGGTCGAGCGTGCCAAGCGCCGCCTGCTCGTCTTCGTCGAGGCGCGCCCGCAAGAACGCCACCAGATCGTCGGTCATGGCTACTCGATTCCTGCTTCACGGGCGCGCTGAATGGCTTGCTCAAGGTCGGCGGCCAGCGACCCGATCACCGTGATCAGTTCCTCACGACTGTGGGTGCCGAGGTGTTCGCGACCGGCCTCGTTCCTGGGCGCGGGCGCCAGGCAGATCGGGCAGAGCTGCTCGGTCGGGTTGCTCATCCCTCATCCTCTCGCAGGGGCGCTGCCAGATCGTCGGTCACATCTGCTCCAGCCCACGCACGGCCCGATCGAGCTCGCGCCGGTACAAGCCCCGAGCGTCCTGCCAGCGGTTCAGGCAGTCCTCAGCACCGACAGCCGTGAGACCGCCCTGGCTGGCCTCGACCAGGCAGTCGCGGGCGACGCTCAGCTCCATCTCTCCGGCGGCCACTGCCCGGCCATAGAACTCGATGTCGTCCACCTGTGCCATGAGCTCATCCTCTCGTCATGCTGTCGCGCCAGCCGGGGATGTCCCCGACGTGGATGATGGCGTCGCACCAGTGGCACTGCCACTCGCCGAGGTCCAGGTCGTCGGCCACCGCACGGCAGTGCACGGGGTATCGGTACGTGCCGATCCACTGGATCGACCAGGTGTCACCAGGCGGGTGGGGCTTGTCGGCCATGGGCTCATCCTCTCGCAGAGATCCCGCCCCGGGCAGTCCCCGGGGCGGGTGAAGCTGGCGGTAGGCGCTCCGGTAGGAGTCGCGGTAGGGGTCCGGTAGGCGGGCCGGTAGGAGCACGCTGACCTGCGAGTCCTACCGCGACCCCCGCCCCAGGGGAGGGGCCGCGAGCGACCCCAGGGGAGCGGTCAGACGGCCTTCTGCAGCACCGCCGGAACGGGTGCCGGGACGGCCTCCGGGAGGGCCTTCAGGCGCACCCCCAGCCGCACCCGCTGACGGCGCCGGAACGTCAGCTTCAGCTCCTCCACGGGCAGGCCCAGATCCTCCATCAGATGGGCCTTCAGGTCGGCCTTCTCCCAGCCGCCGAAGAGGCCCCTCCGCTGGCCCTCTGTGAGGACGTCGTCGAGGTGCGCGGCGGTGCCCTGGTCGGAGGTGTTGGCCACGTGCCGGATGAGGGCCAGCAGCACCTGCAGGGGCGGCTCCTCGTCGATCCACTCCCCGTCATCGTCGGCAGCCGCCTGCCCGGAGGCAGCTCCCTTCTCCGCCTCTCCGGACGCGGCGGCCGGCACGTGGCCTTGGCCGGCGACCAGCGCGGCCAGCACCCACAGCAGCACGCTTACGGTGACCGCCGTGGGCAGCCACGCGCCGACCAGCGGCCAGAACAACCACAGCACCCCGGCTGTCCCCCCGGCGCGCCAGGCCCACATCACGAACGGGCGCTTCACGTCACCCTGCTCGGCCTTCGCCGCCGGGTGGCTCGCGCAATGTTCGGCGTGGCTGGGCCTTTTGTGCTCCGGGTGCTCGCACGGCTCGGGCCCCGGCTCGGTGTTGCGGGCCTTGATGGCGGCGACGATCCGGCGGTTCCCGGCGGCGAACGTCGCCAGGTTGACGCCCTTCAGGTAGCCGCGCATCAGGCACCGAACCCGTGCAGCAGGGACGCCATGATGGTCACGGGCACCGCGAGAACGCCCCCGGCGGCCGAGAGCGCGCCAGGCAGAGCAACCCCCACGATCAGGTCCTTGGTCATGGTCGGCTTGGTGCCGAATCCGATCAGGATCAGGGTCACGGCAACCGCGCCGGCGCCGATCGGGCCTACGGCGCCGGACTGCTGGCTGACCGTCTGGTTGATCGTTGTGGCTACGGTGCTGAGCTGGGCCAGCGCCTGGCCGCCCCCGGCGGAGAGCAGGCCGAGCGCGGCACCCCAGTAGATGACGTGGTGGTCCTTGACGGGCTTGAGCCTTCCGCCGCCCTTCTTGTGGACGAACAGAGCGACGATGATCAGGAGGATGGCACCGCCCGATCCGATTGCTCCGAACATGACGGCCTCCTAACGGGCAGTGGGGACGTGGCCGTACAGGACGGCGATGGTGGGGACGAGGCCGCACATGGCGACCAGCGCGGAGGCGAAGGGAACCCGGGTGAGGATCACGCCCACGAGCGCCCACTGGCGGGCCTCGGAGACCCGCACCTTCCCCTTGCTGCGGAGCCACCAGTCGACCCACCAGGTGGCAACTACGGCGCCGACCTGGACCGGCTGCGGCAGGTGCGCGAGCGCCTGGGGCACCCCGACCTCCCAGCCGATGCCGACGGACACGGCGGTCAGCAGCACCCACTGCCGGAACCGCTTGGCACGCTCGCCGTAGTGCTGCCGCCACAGGGCGGTGGCGGCCCGCTCGGCCGCCTTCCGCTCGGCACGGTGCCGGGCCTCACGCTCGGACTTGGTCTCGCCTGCGGCGATGAACGCCGCCTCACGCTCGGTCTTCCGGCGGGTGGCCCTCTCCTCTGGGGTCTCGGCGATGATGGCCGCGATCCGCTCGAGGACCGCGGCGGGGAGGACGTGCGACGGGTCGTCGTCTTCGCCCGGCTCGCCCTCGAGCTCCTCGTCCGGTTCCTCGGTCACCTCCGGCTCCGGTTCATCCACCGGAGGGCGGTGTACGCGGCGGCGGCTGCGGTCGGCTCCCCTACGGCCAGGGCCCACCAGATCAGACTGTGCATCGTGCTCCCCCTTCGGGTGGCGGATTCGGCGGCGCATCATGACCGCCACCACTTCTTGGGCGCGGGTTCGACCACCCAGCTGGTGCGTCCTGCGCGGTTGCCTTCGATCTGGCGGTGGCCGGCGCGGTCGGCTCGGCGGTTGGCGGCGGCGCGGCGTTGCTGACCGGACTGCTCCGGCTGGCCCTTCCCGAGTCCGAACATCACGCGGACACCCGCCGGATGAGCCGGTCGACGGTCGCCTTCGCCACGGTGTCCCCGTGGAACCAGCGGACAATCGGGAGGGCGGTGTCCGAGTCGGTGATGCCGTCGCGGACAAGCCGCCGGACAGTGTCCGTGATCGCCTGGTCGGCCTGCTTGGCGCGGAAGTCGAGCAGGCCCGCTGACCTGCTGTCCGTCGTGTCCGCGTGCTGTCCGGACACCTCGCGGACCGTGTCCGAGTCGGTGCGGATGCCAATACGGGCGAGCATCTCGACGACGGCCTCCGGGTCGGCGTCGGGCACGGTGGCGAGCGCAGCGAGGACAGCGGACCGGACAGTCGCAGACACGCTGTCCGCGCGTTCGGGCGCCTTGTCCGCGTCGGGACCGGTCGGGAGCGCGAGCATGGTGTCGGCCCACTGCCCTTCGACGCGGGCGAGCTGACGGTCGACAGCGGCGAGGGCGAGACGCCCGCCCGCCTCAGCCATCCGCCTGTCCACCCAGCCCTGCGTGAGGTGGTCGAGGGGCTTGGCGGTGTGCCGCATGACGATGGTCCACGTGCCCTTGGCGAGCGCGGAGACGACGGCGCCGACCAGGCCGACCGCGATGCCCGCACGGCCACCGGTGAGCAGGCCGTTGGTGCAGACGGACCCCATGGCGACGAGGAGCGCGATGTGGCCGGCTCGGCGCGGGAGGACGGCGGCGGCCGGGTTGTAGCGGCTGAGCCATTCGACAGCCATGCAGACGATCCACACGAGGTCGAAGGCAGTGGCGGTGCCGTAGGCGATGGCGGGTTCGACGGCGCGGCTGAGGAGGGAGCCGATGCTGGTGGTGGACCAGGTGACGGAGGCAGTGAGGATCGCGGCGGTGACGGTGGTGACGCCGTTGAGGACGAGGTGGTCCCAGTCGCGGGGCGGCACGGGCACCTGGACGGTGTACTTCTCGGGGACGAGCTGGGTGTGGCCGTTGATGGTGACTGGGGTGATGCGTTCGCGGGTCTCGGCGCGTGTGCGGTGGAAGGTAGGGTGCTGGCTGGTCATGGGGTTTACTCCCGTGATCAGAGGGTCCGGTTGGCGGTGATGCCGCGGGTGTTCCAGCACTCGCGGGCGGAGCCGGCCGGGCCCTTCTGGGTTAGAGGTGTTCGTCGATGAGGCGGCGGATGACGGCGGAGCGGCTCATGCCGGTGGCTGCGAGTTTGCGGAGTTGGGTGGCGTAGAGGGTGATGCCGCCGATGACCTTTTTGGTGGGGGGTTCGGTGGGCGCGGTGGCCTGGGGTGACCCCTCGTCAGAGGTGTGCATATGCACAAGGTAGCAGCTGTGCATATGCACGGCAATCGGCATGCTCGACGTATGCATATGCAGCCTTTAACCTGGGCGAATGGTCAGCCGAGCGAAGGACACCCACACCACGAACCGGGTCGTCCGCGTCCCCGATGAGGACTGGGCGGACCTAGGTGAGCGCGCTGGCAACCGGGCGCAGGTGCTGCGCGAGCTGATCGCCTGGTACCTGCGCCGACCGGGCGCTGAACTGCCAGAAAGGCCGCCCATCACGAAGTGACGGACGGCCTCCGACCTGCGCGCATCACGGCGCCTCAGGTGCGGTGGGACTGCTCCTTGCGGGCGTTGAGGATGGCTTGGGCGGCGCGGCTCTGTCCGAAGCGGTACCAGTGCTGGTCGTCGCCGGCTTCGGATGACGGCGGCAGGCTATGGACGATCGCGGCGGCTTCGGCGAGGGTGCGGTTCCGCACCTCGGTCTCGTGGGCGTCGAGGAGTTCGGCGGCCTGCTCGGGGAGCTTGAACGAGACGTGGAACGCACGCTCGATGCGCTGGCGGGCGTTGGCCATCAGGACTTCTCGGTCGGGTCCGTCGCCGGGGTGCGGCGAGTCTGGTGCTGCTCGCGCCAGTGCTGGTTTGCGGCCTCAATGGCGACGCCGAGGCTGCTGGTGTCGCAGAAGATCAGCTCGGCCGGGCTGCAGTGGTGGCAGCGGATGCCGCCCTGGTCGAACGAGAAGTCGTGCAGTCGGGGCGCGTACGCCTGGTGGCGGATGATGACGGCCTCGGGTTGGCCGTCGCGGGTGACGAGCAGCGGGCCGCGTGTGCGGTGACTGTCGAGCCCGGCGATGGTGTCGCTGAGGTTCAGGGCGAGGTCGCGGATGTCGATCGGGTTCATCAGGTCTCCAGGGCGTAGCCGGTGCGGCGCGACTGGCCGGCGTGGGTGGTCGGGGAGGCGTGGAGCTGGGAGAGGCGGATCTTGCCGAAGATGACTCCGCGTCGGTCGGTGTCGAGGTAGCGCACCTCCGCGTGATCACCATCGACCCGCTCGATCCGCAGCCGGGTGACCCGGACGACGCGCGGGTCGCACTGCTGGTACGTCTGGCCGGCCTCGATCGGCATCAGGACTCCTCGCGGGTCTGGCCGCAGCCGCGCTGGTGGACGGTCTCGGCGCGGCAGGAACACGAGGCAGCCGCCAGCGGGTGGTCACGCATGGCCAGCAGGGCACCGATGGCGAAGTTGATTCCGGGCGCGCGCTTCGAGTCCGGGGCCAGGGTGACGAGGCGGTTGAACCGGCCGATGGCCTCATTGAAAGCGGCAGCGCGGGTGCTCGCGATGCCTTCGGCGATCGCGGCGTCGACGAGGCCCTCCAGGCGGGCCACCGCGTCGGGGTACTCCTCGGCGGTCGGGTCCTCGCCGGCGCGCAGCTCGGCCAGCAGACGGTCACGGGCGGTGGTGGTCATGGTCAGGGCTCCTCGGAGTAGTCGCAGCAGAGTTCGCAGCACACCTCGTCGTCGACGTATCCGGCTTCGTCGCCTTCGTTGATGCGGTCGCCGCAGCTGTTGCAGTCGCTGTCGAAGCGGGCAGTGAACCGGGCTGCCATGTCAGTTCTCCTTCGTGGCTCGGGCCTTGCGGGCGTAGCGGATCTCGCGGAGCTCGTTGCCGATGCGCTGCACCCTGGCGTTGGCTCGCTGGTAGGCGGTGCGGGCGTCATCGAAGTCGGCGAGCAGGCGCCGTTCGCGGTCGTCGAGTTCGGCGTCGGTCAGGTCGGCGAGGGGGTCCATGGTGGTGTCCTCAGTGCTCGTCGGGGCGGTGGGCGGCGGGCGCCTGCACGAACACCTCGACCTCGAAGCGGTGGCCGTCCGGGCAGTCGACGTACATGCGGGGCCCGGTCAGGCCGCACAGGGTCTCGACCTCGAAATCCGCCAGCTCGGGGCTGGTGCAGTCGGGGTTCGGGCAGGCGATCACGGCAAGCTTCTTGGGGGCTGGTTGGTGGCCGGGGCGCAAACCCCGGCCAAGGACGGTCAGATGTGCGTGGTGTCCGCCGTCACGACGACTGGCCTCGGCCCTGGTCGTACACCCGGGTGCGGGCAGGTGGGCCGTCCATGTGGAGACCGCACACCGGCAGCCACTCCTTGACGTCGCGGTACCAGCGCCATCCGATGGACTCGGCGTCGCAGCCGCCGCCGTCGCAGGACCGGCCGTAGGTCTCCTCCACTGGCGCATCGGGCAGGCGGGGTGAGGTACCAGCGGTCAGCTGGGCTCGCTCGGGAATGCCTCCGACGGGCGGTTGGCGAGATCCGGGGCAGAGCTGGGTCTTCAGCAGGTGGCTCCTGACGAGGCCGCCTGCGACGAGTTGGCGTTCCTGGCCGCAGCTGGCGCAGGTGCCGCGCTCTGGGGTGCCCGTCACTTGCTCGCCTTGATCTCGTTCTGTGCGATGCGGAAGTTCTCGCTCACGAACTTCGCGTGATCATTCGGCGCGCACTGCGGGCGATCGCAGGTCAGTGCCTCGCGTACGACGTTGGCCATGAACTCCACGGAGTCGTTCGCCTCGGGCGGGTTGGTCACGGTGGTCTCCTGGGTGTTGGGTTGGGTGGCTGGCGGGAACACGGGGCGGTCAGGCGGG